TGGGTGTTGGAGTCGCTGCGGCACGGCTGCGTGTAGCAGTATATGTAGGGGAAGGGGTAGTACCTGGACGAGTGCGGGTCGCCGTGGTGGTAGGGGTACCGGCAGCACCTGGACGACTACGTGTCGCCGTGGTAGTAGGGGTACCGGCAGCACCTAGGCGAGTGCGGGTCGCCGTGGTAGTAGGGGTACCGGCAGCACCTGGGCGAGTGCGGGTCGCCGTGGTAGTAGGGGTACCGGCAGCACCTGGGCGAGTGCGGGTCGCCGTGGTAGTAGGGGTGCCACCTAGACTACCGCGAGTCGCAGTCGCAGTAGCGGTAGCACCTAGACGAATACTTGTAGAGGTAGCGGTAGCGGTGGCACCTGGACGAGTGCGAGTTGCGGTGGTAGTAGGGGTTGCGACACCGCCTCGGCTGCGAGTTGCGGTGGTAGTAGGGGTGGCGATAGGAATGCCGACCGCACGAGAGCGCGTGGCAGTATCCGTCGCAGAAGGGGAAATAAGGGCACGAGTGCCCGAAATGGTGGGGGTGGGAGACAGCACGGCACGAGTTTGCGTGGCGGTGGGAGACAGCACGGCACGAGTTTGCGTGGCGGTGGGAGAAACAACGCCACGAGAACGCGAAATAGTCGCAGTGTTGGTGGCGGTGGGAGAAACAAAATGCGATTGAGTTGCGGTTCCACTTAGGGAAATAACCGCAAAAGATGAAAATTCTGGAGTAGACGACGCTGAAATAGTACCAGCTCCTCCTCCTTGACCGGCAACGGTCAAAATACTCGCAAAAGCGAATACCAACTTATATAAGCTAAGCATATTGCATGTATCTACTTGTAATCTGGTTTTTTTCTTTAGCCCCTAACGCCCCTCAATTTTTGCTTATAATATAAAAATATTTGCCGGGTCCTTATATTGGTAATATAAGTATCTCCGACGACCCTTTCTTCCCATTATCCATCCCGTACGACCACGTCACCTTCTCAATTCGGCAATCCTTGTACAAGTCACGAATATAAGGGCAATCGTTATAACTAATCATCCAATCTCGTCGCTTCTTAATCTGCGTGGCAAAGCCTGCGTGGTCAAACCCTTCATGCATATCACCATCCTTACCGTAAATGTACGAACTGATGTAATAGGGTGGGTCGGCGTAGATGACGGTGTCATCGGTTTCAGGATTTTGCGTAAGAAATTTCTTACAATCCAAATTGGAGAAGGTAATATTTTCTAGATTTATGTTTAGGAGCGTGTTAAGAGAGGACTCATTTAGCCTGCCTGTTGACGCTTCCTTTGAGAATCCACCACAGAATGTTGCACCGCTAAAGGAACACCGATTGATGATATAATACGCAGCAGCAATCTCCAATGGATCAGTCATTGTCTGAATCGTTGTTCGTAGTTCCATGAAGTACTCTTTTGTGACCGGCATCACACTTTCCACCGCATCCTTGATATCCTCTGACGAGTCCTTTAGAGTTTGCCAAAAGGTGTAGAGCGGCTTGAACAAGTCATTGCCGCGGACTTGGTAACCTTTTGACGCCAGGTGGAGTTCAAAGCTCCCGCCGCCAAAGAAAGGTGATAAAAGCGTATTTCTAGTGGGGTAGTGCTGTGTGAGGTATTGGTCAAGGATTGTGATGGCACGCGTCTTTCCGCCTGGATACCGTAACGGCGACTTGTTTTTGGGTGGCATTTGTTAATATCTAACAATATCTTTACAATGTCAATTTTTTATATTTACATATAGTATAATGGCAGGCACTTTTGGGGCTGCTATCTTTTTTGATAATGCGCAAAAACATATTGATGAGGTTCAAGCATCATGTCCGCGTATTACTTGCGTAAAAATTCCTGAATCGTACTCTCATTCGCCAAGTATAGATATAGATGATCCATTAATGGTAGATTATATAACTAGAAATCATTTACAACATAATTCTTATCTTGCCTTTAGCAACCGATTGGCAGGTAGAACTCATGGATATGATCCGGTTTCCGGTATAAATCAGCCTCATGTTGACTATTTCAATGCGTGGGAGGCACATACGCACGCAATGGGACCGAATCGTGCCTTAATTCTAGATTGGGACCGTACTATTACCGTTATGGAAGGAGTTATATTGCCTCCACAAGCAGCGACGTTTGCCGGCAATGGAATATTGAGTGCACTAATGCCATTATATTCTGCTATTATTATGCAGGAGCCACAATTACGGGAAGTCACAACAGTCGATGCATTAATGTATTTATGTGGAGGTGGTGGTCGCTTGAATGCTATTGTACAATGGTTGAATGCTGTTGCACATCAGGGCATACATATAATGATTTTAACAAATAATAAAGCGTGTGTTACTGCACCCCATTTGTTTAATGAATTAGTGGTAACATTATTACAAGGATATCCTAATTATTCAATAACGTGTAGTGGTAATATGGTTTATCATGGAGATAAGGGTTTGGCATTAAGACAAGATCCCCGTTTTAATGCATTATGCGGAGCAGCGATGGCTGGTGGACGACGCAATAAAAACAGTAAAACTAATACTAGACGTCGTTATAAAAAGCGTAAAACTATGCGGTTTCGCTGAAGTTTTTTAACCCCGAGTCCGAGAAGAAAATGTCTATATCTAAGACTAATACTAATCACCACGATAACTTTTATGTTATCGCGGTGATGACAAATCCTGAGCGCTTTAAGCGCCGTCCTCAACTCTTCAAGGAGTTTATGGCACGTATGCATAATTACGGTGCGAAACTCTACGTTGTTGAGGGTGCATACGGCGACCGTGCGTTTGAGGTAACAGATGCCTCAAATCCTCGTCACATTCAACTCCGCACCGAATCCGAGTTATGGCACAAGGAGAACCTCATTAATATCGGAATTTCAAAGTTGCCTGCCGATTGGCAATATGTTGCGTGGATTGATGGTGATATCAACTTTACCAATCCAAACTGGATGGAAGAGACGGTTCAAGAACTCCAGCACCATCCTGTCGTTCAGATGTTTGAGGATGCCGTTGATCTTGGTCCCAAGCACGAGATTCATGCTGTTCACAAGGGTTTTGCTTACTGCTTTAATAATGGCAATGACCGCTCTATGATGGTAAGAACACCGAGTGGTGTACCTGTAACCACTATACCTATTACAAAAAACGATTTTGACGACGAATCAACACAGATGAGCGCGTGTAAAGGTATCTACTGGCATACTGGCTACTGCTGGGCGGCGACCCGTGAAGCTATAAATACTCTTGGCGGTCTATTTGAACTAGCGATCCTTGGCGCTAGTGATCACCATATGGCGTGCTGCTTGATTGGCGAGGGTGAACGTTCTATTCCTCATAAGATCCATCCTAACTACCGTATGGCTATCCTTAACTGGCAGGAGCGCGCACTCCGCCTTCATAAAAACATTGGTTATGTAGCAGGTTCAATTATCCACTATTGGCACGGCAAGAAGTCTGACCGTCAATATAGAAGCCGTTGGGATATTGTAATAGATAATCAATTTGACCCTTATTTTCATATCCACAAAGATTGGCAAGGTGTATGGACACTTTTTCCTGGTCATAAGGAAATACGTAACCAGATTCGTGAATATTTTCAAGGGCGCAACGAGGATAGTGTTGATGTCTAAAAAAATTGACTTAGGTGTGCCTGGATTTCTGACAAAGCACTGAGAGATGGAGTTCGTACCTAAGGATGTTGTTCTATTTCGTTCATCGGTAGAGGCTCTAAAAGAGTTTCTACCGATCGCTTCCCTCCGTATCAGCGCCGATGGCATCAGCATCAGCGGAATGGATGCATCGCACGTGGGATTTGTTGATTATCTGCTGTCGGCTGCCGACTGCACCAAGGCTGTTGTTGGTCGCTCGCTCGTGATTAGCGTCAATATGTCTGTTCTGGCTAGGGTGTTGTCGCCTGTCGGTGCTGGCGATAGCGTTACTTTGATTTATAAGGCTGATAAGTTCATTGTAGAATGCTATAATGTGAAGATGTCTAAGAAGGCGGTGTATGAGGTGCCGACGCTGGATATTGATGAGGATGCGCCTTCGCTGCCGGCGATGACCTATGCTGCCAATGTGACGCTCAAGACTGCCGATATTTCGGCGGTCGTGAAGGAAATCGCACATTTCGGTGATACCCTTGGTGTAGTTTTGGATGAGAACGGTCTCCATTTGTCTACTACGGGTGATAGTGGTGCCGTCAAGCAGACGCTAGAGAATACCGAGGACCGCGAGATGGAGCTGACCGGTGATTCGGTTGAGGCGCGCTTCGGCACCAAGTACGTGGCGATGATTATTAAGGGGGGTTCAGCACTGTCACCGGTTACGCAACTGGAATTTGACCCTTCCAATCCACTGCGTGCCACGTTCCGCTTCGGCAGCGGCAGCCATTTCATCGCTTACCTGGCACCCAAGGTGGCGGATGAGTGATGAGTGATGAGTGAACGGTTACAGGTGCCTTTGTACTATTTATAATTTTTTATTGAATGTCCTGATAATATTATTAGGGGGAAGGTGTAACGGAGACCGATGCCGACGGCAGTCCCGTTCCAATACCATTTGTTCCCTTAATTTGAATACTATATGTAACTCCGTTGGTGAGTCCACTAATAGTAACGGGGCTTTCATATTGTGGCGGAGCAAAGGACGTAAATGTTGTGCCGCCATTAATAGAATACGAGAAGTTGATAAGTGGGCTACCACCATCTGAGATTGTAAAAGAAATAATAGCAGATCCATTTCCAGGTGTAGCGGAAAGATCAAAGGGGGCACCTGGAACACTAGGATTGCCTTGGCACGAGCAATTCGCACCGCAACTACAAATCTTCTTAATCTGTGACATAAACTCAAAGGGATTTGTATTTGGGTAATAATATGCAAGGTTATATTTGAGCAGGATAAGGTCCGCCTCACAACTAGTTTGTACATTAAAAGACAGGGGCACCAGAGATCCTAACAAGAAATAAAGAGAGTTATATATAGTTTTCACCGCAACCTGTGTATAGGTGCCCGCTGCCGCCGTTGGTAGTAACGCAGTTGTTTGCTGAGCCGATGTCCACGCAAGCGGCATATTATTGTAGCCGTTTCTATTAAATATGTTATTACCCGTAGACGATGACATCTTAAACACAAATATACTTGAATCGCCGTCTTGTGGAGATACAGTATATGTTTGTAAGGATACTAGAATATTGGGCACATCATTGTTCATAAGTTTGTAGTCTGCTGTAATATATGGCAGAGACGCATCCGCATACGTATAGGGTGCGCGATTGAACTGGCTGCCTTGTTGTATCCACGGCGTATAACCGGTCGGTGTAATTTGGGCAACCACTAGGTCATTTGTAGAGCCCGTCGGATAATTACCGTTGACTGCTCCCGTTGTAAGAAACGCAATATATACATTCGTACCATCGCATGTGACGCTTGGGGACGACGATGTGCCTGGCGGTTCGGTTAAAATTGTGCCGTTTTGACTGAGAACCCACTGCCGACTGTAAGATGCAAGGGTATTTGAGGCAGTTAGATAGGTTTGAAATTTCACCATCTCCACCTGTTGACCAGTAATAACCGCACCGCCGCTCACGGTTGCCGTTGTTTCGTACGCTACATATACACCGCCCGCATTATCCGCAGTAACTACCGGATTTGTATTTGCCCCCGTGCTGTTAATGTTTTGCTGACATTCTAACCATAATTGGGCACCGTACAGAGTAAAGCACGACAGTGCAACGCTGGGAGTGCCTACCGGCGTATAACAGAGAATATCACCATCCGTTTGATATGTAATATAAAGTAGACCTGTAGTCGTATCAATGGCGAGTTGCGGCGCCGTTTCATCATAAACCGAATTGAGTCGTGCATTCTGTATAACCCACGAAACAGTTTGGCTTGTATTTGAATAATTAATACGTGCTAATACAATATCATTTGTTCCTTCTACGCCCGCTTCAGGATAGAGTGGAGGACACCACGACGGCGTCGTTGACATATTATAACGATTGCTTACAGCGGCAGGGGTAACAAATACTACGTACAAATCGTTATTTGTACCTACAACAAGGCTGACCTGTTGTTGATTTGCGGCGACCAATAATTCATTGAAGAATCTGTACCATAGCAAGTTTCCATTTTTATCTGTGCTTCCAACAACAATATTGTTGTAAGGTCTATAGTTTACCGGCTCAGTCGGAGTCGCGGTTGAATTCTGTCCAATAACTACCGCTGCAAAATAGGTGTTTTGGTTGGCGTCAATAACAAGTGCGGGAACACCTATAACGCCGCCTCCTGCACCGGCATTACTAAAACTAATGCTCGGCTCCAAACTCCAGCTATAGAGCGGGTAAGCACTCATTCTGCTAAGGACCGCTGATATAAATGCTTGTAAATGGCGTAAGAGTGGATAAGTCAGTGGTTACTGTGTAGCCGACCGACTGAACATAGGAAAGCCACAAAGTCAGAGAGCGCCAAGTGACGGCGTTCCACGATGGTGACTGGAAACAGCACTGTTGTGAGAAGCCTGCCGGCGGCGGCAGAATTCGCTGAAAATTATTCCCTTCATACCAATATGCCGGATCATCGTACTGGCGGGTACTACATTGCGTTTGGAACGTATTGGGCGGAGGCTGTCTATCAATAGCATAAACGGTCTGCGCCTGAAAGCATCCTCCCTGACTCCAAAGTTGAGGATAGATGCGATAAATATTACTCATTGTTGCGAGTTCTTGTGCTGGATTACGACTTTTTCCAGGGCGGGCACACAAGTGCATTGTGCGAACTCGGCTGGTATAGATTCGGCGGCACAGTGATAGTGCGGTCATACTTCGTAGGATTGAAGAAGAGACGTGCTGAACGGTTCCACGCCGCCTCATCATCTTGATTACGGCAGCCCGCCTGCTTTGTCACGCGCGTAAGTAGCGGAGATAGCGTTGAACTTTCGCCAAGATATACACCAGGTACATCACGGCTTTGCATTGCGGGTGCCGGGATACCTCCTGGTGGGATATAACGCTTCTCGGCACACTTTGTCAGTGCCTCATCAATCCGTAAGAGATCCGTTTCGGCACTCGGACGGAAATCATTATATGGGAAACCGAGACTGGCAGCACCACCGGGCGGAAATACCGGTACAGTTTGAAGTGCGAGTTGTTGCGGCTTCTCATAAGTAGCGGGGCGATGGGGTCCGCCACGCAAATATGCCGGTGCCTCCAGCGGTGCCAACTCTGGGTAATTTTTGAGTGGTGCGTCACCAGGCGATGTATTGTAATAGACATAGCAGTTACGAGACGATTCGCGGGGATCCAACGCCATATCGTGCTGAAACTTCGGCAAAATGTGGTCAACTACCATCGTAGGGTCCCAGTGTGACTTGATACACGTGGTCTTGAAGACTTCATTCCAGTTCTTTGGTCCGCCCTGGTAATATTCCGCTAAAGTGGCGTTAATAGATGCCATTTCCTAAGGTGTATGAATTATTTATTTTGATACACCGTCAAATCACTGGTAGGTCCTAAGAGGCTGGAATCGGCAGTCGGCGCATTCGTCACTTCTGTGATTTGAACCACCATATCGTAATCACAATCCGTATTGTTAATCGTATTGCCGTTTTGGTCCGCTAAAATACACTCAATAATCTCATATTTGCCCAGAACCGGTGAAAAATCCTTCTGTAACTGAACACCTGCACGACAGAAACTCGCAAAATCGTTGAGAATAATCTTCGTAAAATACTGCGTATCCATACCCTGAGACTCACGGGTCTCACTCAGATTCTCCTTAGCAGATACTGCGAGCGTATTGATATTCTGGGCGGGATTGAGCTTGAGATAAATGTACTGCTGTACTATGCGAATAAAGGTTGAGGATGTTACATAGGTACGGGGACCAATCACAGGAACAGTTGTCTTAGGAAATCCAAGATACCACGGCAACCCCCACTGATCAGGTTGCGTGCTATAAGGCGGTTGTAGATTGTAGTCGCACAAAAGTTGGAACGGAATCGCCGCTGTATACTGTGAACGTGTTGCGATTCCTGGTGGTAAAATGCTGCCGTAACGGAGTACTACATATTCATTGAGTAGACCTGATGTTGTAGATAAAATATTAATATACACCGAGTACTGTGATTCAATTGTACTATAATATGCTATGTATTGTGCCAGTGCATCGTCGTAACCATTGAATGTAAATGGTACACCTTGGTATCCCGTTTTTGCACCAAAGGTAATTGTGCTGATATAGAATTGCTTATCAAAGTTTATGAGCGCATCGGCGTATGCATGGGTGAATCGGTTATTGTTTCCAAGTCGGATACCGTTATTCGTACTAATAATTTGATTGTACGCCGGTGTATTCTGTAGGTATAAAGAGCCCGAAAGGTCCGAAATAGGGCTGTATCCTGACAAGGAACTAATCTCTTGTGCAACCTCGCCCAATGTAAGACTACCAAAGTTCGTGTAGTTATTGCCAATAATGCGAAGACCAGTCGTAAATTGCGGTGTTGGAACATATCCGCGCACGTGAACCGCATATTCTGGTACATTTGGACGAACTGTCTGTTGATTAATATAGGAGAGGAAATTGTAACCACTCTGGTCATCAAAAGCAATGTAATTGCTGTTCTGTTCGTTACCCCATCGCCACTGTGTAGCACTGGTTGAAATATCGCCATAATCTTTGCCGATTGTACTGTTCGCATACATAAACATAAAGGTATCTTGGTATTCGCCACTGAGACCCGCATAACCGCCGAACGCTGACAAATCCGTCGCAGGATTGTAACTAATGTTTGGTAGTGCTGTAAAAGCAACCTTGCCGAGCCAATAATACGGCTGATACGTCGGCTGTTCGCCTTTGTAGAGAGCAAAGATACTACTGCTCACATTCCATCCAAATACACCAGGTGGTCCGTAGTACGGCGCACCGCCACCGATGAGACCCGTACTCGGCAGTGCCGGCTGCCGTGTAAAACTCACCGCATGAAACGCACTCACGTCCCACTGATTTGTCACTATGTTATACGAAAACGGCACCACAGTGTAAGAATTGGGGATATCTGCAGTATACGACGAAATACTTGAATATGGGTAATTGATAGCATTTCCAATAGAGGGGGCAATACCGTACGACCGTGGCAGATACGTATAGTTATAGATTTCTGGGGCAGTCAATGTATATCCAGGATAACTGATATTGCCGGCTGTGTAGGTAGGAGTAATATCGGCAGATGTGGCAATCGTTGAAAAAACACTACTAATATTTGTGCCAATTGGTACAGTGAGTATAGTTGAATTCTGCTGGACGGTGTATTCATAGAAGGTACCCCAATCAGGCTCTCGCGTATGAAGCGTGCCCAACCGATTCGTATACTGACAAACCTGTGTTACCTGATTGAGTGTCATTGTGTATAAGGCACTTGAGATTGAAACTTGATTTGTACTGATGCCCTGAATTTGCCCAGTAGGGAAGATACCAATCTTTGTATTAATGCGATTTGATAGATACCAGTCGTCCCAGGACCATTCGGAAAACTGTAAATTTATATTATAGAAATCGCCATATGTCGGTAAAACTTGTGTCTGTGGTAAACTCTGATTTGCTATTTGAATATTATAAGAGCCAGGATTAAATGATTCTCCTCCAAAAGAAATGGCTGTTATTGGAAGTACATATGATGTATTTGTAGGGGAATATTGTATTAGTGCGTTAAGTCCTCCCGTATTTGAATAAAAAATGCCCGTAGCACCATCTGGAACTCCAAACAGCAATTGTAGGGTCTTATACGTAATAAAAGGTAAATTTATATTAAAATAAGGAAAGCCTATAGTATACTGAACACCAGACACGATATCAGTATAAGGATTTAGATTTTGAAATATTGGCTGTGATACACTATTATTATATAACCAATTGTTGATCGTGCCCTGTTGTACATTATTGTAACCGTAGTATTGAAACGGGCTGCTAATTTGTGTAATGTAATCCAAATTGTTCGTCTGTGTCGGCGCCGTATAGGCAAACTTCACAACAAACTGCGACAGATTCACCACCTCGTTCGGCGGCAAGAAGAAACTGAGACCCGCAAAGCCCGTTGTATCGGAAAATGTGGCAGATGTGGACGCATCTGTTACGAGAACATTGCCAGGATTAATACACGGCTGGAAAATCGTCGTAGACTGAACTGGCATATACGGATCCTGACCAGGCGTCAAGAATATTTCCTTATTTGTCAGTAAAGTAGGGTCCAAAAAGGTGGCAATGACCGACTCGTTGTTCAAAATGTAATTGCTGCCACCAGGGAATGTCTGCGTTATAGACGAATCCAGATAAATAAGACTAGATGTATTGTACAAATCCAAAATGCTGTTACGACTATTTGAGTTAAAATAGAGAGACCACGGTGGTACTAAGTTGGGCTGCGGCGCCGGCGCTCCAACATTAGACAGATTAAACTGATAGCGTACACCAGACTCTACACCATTAACATAACTTTCAAAATTAGTAGGATCGTAGAAATTGTAGTTTGGCGCAACAATAATGTAATCTGCTAAATTGTTTGAAACCCCAGAAATATCGTAGCCGATTGACGTCACCGATGTAGAGTAAATAGAGACTAAGTTATTTTGGTATACAGAGCTCTCAGGTGTAAACTGGTTCGCAATAGAAGGCAAGTCTTGATATGGCATATTTAAATAATCGTTAACTGTAGCGTATCCGTATACTCCATAATCGTTTGTAAGTGAAGTAAAAACACGTAAAGCAACACTCGGTTGATTGCCGCTTACAGCAAAATGTACATAGAAATACGTTTCCTGTAAATTGAGTACAGGTACTACCATCGTTGCGGAATTTGTGCCTATAGAATACGTCTGAGTCTGAAAATAATTGCGCGGATTATCGGTATTTATATTCACCGTATTCATTGCCTGTAAGGCATCTGCCATAAACGCCGAACGATCCTTATACCAACTAATGGTAATCGGCGCAGGGAATGGGGATCCATCCTGTGTTTCTACATAAAAGGTTACATCAAACAACGCAGTCGGGTCTACAGCGTATTCGTGTGCATTCATCTGGAAAAAGATAAATGGACGAAAACTCGTCATATTAATATCACCGATTGGCGGATGTTGATTGTAGTTTAACGAAGTTTCTTGTATGCGCGTACCACTGATAATATTCACAAACACATAATTCTGCCATTGATCATAGGCGCGCATGTAATCAGCAGACTGAAACATATTTTGTTCCATTGTGTACATATTGAAAATTGTAACACCTGATATATCAGTCAGTACATATTCACTCGGCGGGTTTCGTACATCAAACAGCAGTGATGGGGTTGAATTTTGTACACTAAAGTTATAAACCTCTTCCGTTCCTGGACCACGGTTATTTGCGTAACGTGGAATAGTCATCAAACTGATATCTTGCCGACATGGTGTATTGAACACAGTGCGAACATAACTTGCCGGCAAAATAGGAAACACAATATCGGTATATCCGTATTGAGTTTCGCCTGCATTGGAAAAGTTAAGCTGTGGAACATTATTTGGCGATGTGAGAGGAAATGTAGATGATGTAACAGTTGATACAAACGTAGAAATTGCGGGCGTTAACGCATTCTTAGGAAATATTAGATTCGGCCAATAATTTGTAATAGATGACGGCGGCGAGTTTGAAGATATTTGTGTCAGGAAAATATTCGGCGTAAGTACAAGATTCCAACCAAATTCATTCTGTGTATTGTAAATTGTGAGTTGATTGTTTGAATCAGCATAAAAACCCGCCGAGTACGTTCCAAAATTAATACCGAAATTGCTTGTGAACTTGTATTGTAAAAAGTTATAAAATGATATAACGACCGCATTTGAATTCTGGAGAGCCGCATACTGTGTGTTAAACGTATCTACGTTTCCTAAGTTGAGTCCAGGATTCACTGCGTCGTAACTAGTAATAAGAGACGCAAGAATATTTGAGTACTGTGTATTCAAATCCGCTGCAATACTTGCGTTCAAACTTGGAGCCGCTATTATAAGACGTCCTTGTTGGGTATTGTAACTACAATTATAAAAATTTACAAGTGCTGTATTAAATGTATTCTGGTAACGGTAGTTATCAAATATTTTTTGATTTTCCGTATTGGATGCGATTGCAAGAATATTTGGATCATCAAGACCCTGGAATCCGAACAAAATATAATCATACCAGCTGGGAAATCCCGTCGGAATCGTCAACCCGTCTACACTAAAGGGCACCGTTACGTTCGCTTCGGCTATCATTTGGTACATAATAGGATAGTAATACGCCACCGTCGTCTCATTGTTCGTAAAATCCGTTACACCGGCAGTCTGACTTTGCTGAAAATAGCGATTCACAATATCGTTGATGGTTACATTACTATCGTAACTTTTGGTCAGCACATTGTAGACGACCGGTCCTGGCGTATTGAAAAGAATAGAAAAATCTCCATTCAACTGAAACACGGACAGAAAATCGGCATAACTAATATTTGAGAAGAGTGGAGTGGCATTGAGTGCATTATTGAGTGCTATAACGAGTTCACTCGCATTATAGGTTCCGTCTGGAATTCTTACAGGCACAATATTGGATGAACCGTCCGATAGTACACGACCCTCTTCATACACATACAACGTTGTGTTTTGCTGCGCCAGTGAAAAATTAAAGAATGAATTGAGCAAATTAATTTGATTGAGTGTAATGGATTTTACATTTTTGTAGACGCGTGGAAGACGAAGTGTGAAAAATGTGGGCTGCGGGTAAGCTTTTGTATCACGATCTCGCGAATTCAGCATAAATAGCGACGTAGTCTCTGTCTGCTGAAACTTCAATAACGTGCCGGTATCTGGCGGAGAATCTGGCGCTTGCCCTGGAGCCTGATATCCTGTTGGTACAGGAGGCTTCGTACCGGGGACATTAATCAAGTAATTCGTCGTTACATCTGAGCTTTGCGTGTAATCGGATGACGCACTGTCTGTATCCGACTCGGAATCCGAGGGATACGCACTATACAACCTTCCCGTCCCAGAAGACATATCCTATTTCTATGGCTTACATTCGTTTTAGATGGATTTTTTTCGTCTCTGGCTAAATTAGAATGGCGAGTATTCTCACCAACCCAAACAAATTCCTTGTAAATGTGCCTGAGCTTCAAAATGTCGTTACCTCTGCGACTGGAAACTCGGCAAATAGTGATTACAATCTTTCATTGCTTCTAGGAATGATAGATACTACCAATAAAATTATAAAAACCAATGGGTTACAAACCTTCAACAATTCAAATATTTTAGTTCGCAATAATCTGAATCTGAGCAATTCCCAGATTTACTATAATAATGTGCCGCTGCTACTCTCTAACGGCATCAACGCTACAAACAATTTACTCTTTAAAGTCAATACTCAAGAAATAGCACGCTTTACATCGGCGGGCTTTCTCGGCATCGGTGTACAGGCACCGCTTACCCCGCTCGATGTTCTCGGCGATGTTCAAGTCCGTCAGGGAAATCTCTATATAAATCGTATGGGATTGCCGTCATCGCTTACGATGGGTAACATATTTGCCGACGGGGATGTATACGCCGAGGCGTTCTTAACACCGTCGGATCCTAAGCTCAAGAAAGACGGTGTGCCCTATGTACTCAAGGGTCTACCAAAGCCGGTAGAATTCACGTGGATAGCGAACGGTCAGCGGGACATCGGCGTATTTGCCGACGATGTCCAGCGTATTGAGCCGCGCTGTGTTGAAAAAGATAAGAAAGGGGTTCTTCACGTAGATTATCCTAAGTTAGTGACGCTGTGCCTGGCAGAGATTCATTCGTTGCGCGACCGTGTTGAGGCACTGGAATCTACGCTGAAAGTATGCCAGGAAGTTCCGTCTGTATCGCCTTAATAAACTCTTCAAATCCGATTCCGTCGCTGGTATTCGTGGGGCGAGGGCGTCCAATACCGAATCCATATACTCCTGGCGTATCTTCGGTAAGCGGCTTACATGTGCCTTCTTGATTTGTATATGTAAATGTACGTGGCTCAAATCCAATAGCGTAAATCACGGCATTGGCTTTGGAAAGGACTCTATAAATCTTGGAAAAATCGTCATAGTTTATGAAGGTCGGCGTGAGGACCCCCCATTGTTTCTCTTGTATTTCCTGTGCTATGACGGCGGCAGCCAATTTTAGTTCTTGTTGTGCTGGCGTTTTTCCACGATAGATCGCATAGACATTTTGGCATCCTAGTTGCTTGAGATTATTCAGGATTAAGGTGCCGCTATGCGATGTTCCAAATACCACAATTGTATCAGTTGGTGAGATTACATTCGTGAGTTGATCATGTGCGAGTGCTATAGGAAGGGGGATTGAAGGAAGTGGTAAGTCCATTGTTTTCGGCGTCGCACCCATACATAAAATAACTTTTTTGGCTTGATATATCTCTTTTGGCGTCACTAAATTCCAACCATCGGTCGTTTGAACCAGGTTTGAAAGTGCCGTTGTATGAAGATGCGCCTTCTGAATATCTGGTTTTGCTAGCCTCCTGAGTACCTTACAAATATCAGCAAGTTTGGGTGGCTCCGTGGGTTGGTATCCATCCAATTCTGGAAACGACTGGTTCGCCCATTTCGGAATGGTCTTGAACGTCTTAATAAACCATTCCTTGGTAATATTCGCAATAACGCTACTATATTGTGACGACAGGTCTCCGCCGATACACGACCGTTCTAATATAAGAGTTTCGGGCAATACCTCCTCCGGTAGAGATGCCAACGTAAAAATGCCTGCGGGTCCCAAGCCCACAATAGCGAGTTGAAACATCTCTATTGTGGATTTAAACTTTTGTTTCAGTGAATAAATAGAATGCTGTTAAAGAATGCCGGCGCACTACTCGGTTCCAATGAACGCTACTTTACCGTGGTCTACGAGGCGTTCAAGTACAAGGGCGAAGATCTACTTCGCACTTATATTGATTTTATTGTACGCGAGCCAGTGGAATGGATTCGCGGGTTTCCACTCAAGCTTCGCACTCATGCCTCGTTTGCGAAGCCGAAAGCCGCTATTATCAAACTCCTGAAAACGGGAAATGTTTTGGAGGCTCTTGGCGCCGAATATTGCTCTTCAGCCCATGACGTTGTATGGGATACATTTAAGAAGCATGGTGAGGACATCTTAAAGGCACGGCAGGCTACAGGCGGTGTTGTTGCTGAGGAGAATGAACTGATTTCTGAAGGCAAGGCGGTACCTGCTGCTACTGCCACTGCTACCACTGTTGCCGAGGGCATTGATGGTATTGAGGAGGTGACCGATATCTCTGGTGCGGCACCACCGGTTGTCTCGCAATGGGAGACTAAGTATTTCCTTCTGAAATCCGTAGTTTCTATGATGCTCAGTGACATTCAACATCAACAGCCTGGTCTTGCGGCTGTTATTCATACACTCATTAATGCTGTGGAGACCGCCGATCTCGCGTCTTCTTCGTAGGCTTTTTTGTCATGAGCTTACGCTTAAATTTCCTGGTTTTGGGTGTCGTATCTATTTTCATATAGGGTGCACAAAGTTTCGGACAAATCACCTTCTTCGGCCACTTATACCGCCGTTGAAGCCCAGACGTATGAAGCATAAGTTTTGCCTCATCCTCCTGCTCCTGTATCGTCATATCATCAAAGTCCAACTTCTCTGTAATGTAAATATGGCGTAACAGGGAAACACCTGTTGAGCGACCAAAAAGCTCTTCAAACGTATGTTTAACAAACACCGAGTAAGTATTATTGCTCATCGGTTCTCCGTTTTCTTTCGTAAAAATATAGTTGCGCGGATGGCGTCCCAACGACGTTCTCAGATCCTTTACGAGTTCGTCAGGTAAATCCTCCTCTACCGTCTGGTAGTACTTACTCGTCTTATATAAGTTCATTACTAAGTAAGAAGTGCCCTCAGTGCGCAGAACAATATAGTTCTCATCGGTTTTCCGTGGGTCGTCCTCATTATACACCTTTACGGCTCCTAAATCCGCACGCTTTGGTCGCAAATGTACTAAGATGGACAGGAGTAGGAATTGCTGGCTGGTCTTGAGTGTATTATGGGGTGTCTTTGTCTTGAGTTCTCGGTACTTCTCAGTAATTTCCTCATAACTCGTATATTGCTTAACTTGTTTGTCCTCAGGCTCTGATCGGCGCACCTTCGCTTCCTGGATTCGTACAAGATCGTCGTGGTATTGCTTCCATTTTGCGGCGGCAGCGGGGTTCTCGGTTTTAAGTGCTTGATCCTCGCGGAAAAGGACAAGGATGAGCGTAAGCATATTCTTACGGGTGCTGAATGATGGATATAAGGTCTGTAGTTTCGGATAATACGTGTCGGGCGCCTTCAGAATCACTAGCGGATCCGCTTCGTTGAGAGTTTTTGTGAGACCCCTGAGGCGACTCTTATAATTTTCTTTGGTCTTGACGTTCGGAAACGCCTTATCTAAAACCTGATTGAAACGGTCCATCCGCTTCTTCCTATTATAGCGGGCGAGTGGAAAAATTGAAGTTATACTATGCGGTTTATCGGCAGGTGCGTCCCATATACCTGACAAACTTCCTTCCCCATCTGTAGAAAATGAACCACACTTCCTCCATTCTTTCTGCGCTTGAGACTATGCGCCGCGGTGAGCTCGCTAAGGGCGAGAAAACATCTGCCTTCAAGGCGCGTGCCTATAAAAAAGTTATGGACCAAATCAGCGGTCTCGGTCGTCCGATTCAGTCCTATGACGATCTCACCGGTGTGACCGGCATCGGCGAGAAGATTGAAGAGAAAATCAAAGAAATTCTGGCGACTGGATCTCTGGCGTCGGCGGAGCGCGTCAAGGCGGAGTATTCCATTGACGCCGTAGATGAATTGCTGACGGTTCACGGTATCGGTCCGGTGAAGGCGCGTGAGCTCGTTGCTGCCGGACTCAAGAGTGTTGCGGCACTGTCTGCGGCTGTGAAGGCGGAGCCGTCGCTCCTTAACGCCACCCAAAAGATGGGGCTCAAGTACCACGCCACGGCTACGCTGCGCATTCCTCGTGAGGAAATGACAGTCCACGAGGACGTCCTACAGGCGTTTATGCCCAAGGGGCTCAAGGGCGTCGTGGTCGGCTCTTATCGCCGCGGTGCAAACGACAGCGGCGACGTAGATATGCTCCTAACGCCTAAAAGCGGCTCGTTGACAGATTCGCAGGCACTCTTTGAAACATTTGTTACTGGTTTGAAGGAGTCCGATTATATTATTGATGAACTAGTGAGCGGTGATAAGAAGTGGATGGGCTATGTGCGCGTGGGCTCGGCGGCAGCACCTGGAAAGGCGCGCCGTCTGGATTTGCTTTTGACAGCACCCGCTGAGTACGCTTACGCTCTTCTGTACTTCACTGGCTCTGATAAGTTCAATGTTGCCTTCCGTAAGTATGTAAATGATAAGGGCTATACGCTTAATGAACATACGATGGTGCCCCTCAAGGGATCTAGCGCGCCTGTACCGCCGGGTATGAAGAGTGAGAAGGATATCTTTGCGTTCCTCGGGTTGCGCTATGTGCCGCCTGAGGAGCGTATTGACGGACGTCAGATCGTGCCCGTTTAATTTAATTCGTTGTACCACTCATCAGTTTATAAGTGCTATTGTATGGACCGCATGCACCGCCCCAGTTTTTGAAATTCACGCCTGTCTGACCCGGTGGGCACGTGCTCGCATTTGCACGCTGTCCGCCACGGCGGTTCTTACGCGTGCGTTTATTTTTACGAATATTCTTGCGCGTTTTATTATTGCGGCGCGCCATTCTACATATTGCAAAGAAAAATTGGTGTGACGGTTTAAAGTCGCTGGCATATTTTATACATATACCATGTTCGCTGTTCTCGCCCTGCTCGCATCTGTTGCTTCTGCGTCCCCATTCATCGACTGGGCTGCTAACAACAACCGCACGTACTCATCTGTCTCCGAGATGGAGTACCGCGAATATGTCTGGCACTCCAACCTTGTCAAGGTTGAGGAACACAATGCCGCCGGTCACTCGTGGACGATGGAGATGAACAAGTTTGCCGACCTCACCTCCTCTGAGTTTGCCGAGCAGTACATCACGGGCGGCTATGATAACTTTATTGCTTCCCGCCGCGTATTTCCCCACCGCAACTTTTTTATGCCTCCGTTTGTCGCCCCCGTTTCCGTTGACTGGACAACGAAGGGTGCCGTGACGCCGGTGAAGAACCAGGGTCAGTGCGGCTCGTGCTGGGCGTTCTCCACGACCGGCTCGGTTGAGGGCGCGTGGTTCCTCTCCAACGGCACGCTCGTTTCGCTCTCCGAGCAACAGCTCGTTGATTGCTCTTCATCTGAGGGAAACCAGGGCTGCAACGGTGGACTCATGGATTCGGCATTTGAGTACATTATTAAGAATAAGGGTCTCACTACCGAGGCGAACTACCCCTACACGGCTCAGGATGGTACTTGCTCTCAGGCGAAGGCAAAGGCGGTCGCGGCAAAGATCAAGTCGTACACGGACGTTGCGACGAACTCTGAAGCAGCGCTAGAGGCAGCGATTGCCCAGCAGCCCATCTCGGTCGCCGTTGAGGCTGACCAGAACTCCTTCCAGCTCTATTCGGGCGGTGTGCTTACGGCGGCGTGCGGCGCCCAGCTGGACCACGGTGTCCTCGCCGTCGGCTATGGTACGGACTCAGCGAGCGGCGAGCAGTACTGGAAGGTGAAGAACTCTTGGGGCGCGGACTGGGGTGTCAATGGCTACATCCTGCTCGGAAAGGGCAAGACGTACAACGGCGGCGCGGGTCAGTGCGGCATTCTGTCGGACCCGTCGTACCCTACTGCGTAAATGGTACATTTACGCGTTAACCCTGTTGCGTAAAAAATTTTGAATTAACTATATAAAATATAGTATGTTCAATAGCGGCGACGATTTTTACGGGTGCCACCATTCGTCTTCGGTTTGTTCTCGTTCAAGTAAGAAAGATTGCCAAGCACATGGCGGGTGTTAAACGTCTTAATATCCTCTAAATTAACATTAAAGTCCTTGATGAGGTGCTTAACAACGCGAATCACCTTATCGTGCGTACGCTGTAACTCTTCTTTGTGTGTAACGTAGTTCGGGTCATTGACAAGTTCAAGAAGGGCATCACGTAAGTGGAGCATACCATTCACAACGCTCTGCGCATACGCATACTGAATATCGGGATCTCTGACTCCTACTAAGTAACCTACGTGCTCAAGTTCATTTTGCGCCCAGTTCATTACACCCTTAACCGTCATCTTATACTCCTTCGCTGACATTGTAGTTCTATTTATTTGGAAGATATTGTGAGAACCGCATTAGTTTGAAATCCGTCCGCTGGGCTTTCCTCATATCCTCGGGAATTTGTATGAATTTTTCCATTTATACCATTGATTCCGTGACTGTAAATGGTTCCGTGGTGCTCTAGAAAGGTACGTTGATCTTGACAACCATAAGTGAAGATAAACAGTTTTCTATACGCAGTTTGCTCAGTTGGCGTCCACATGGCAAGTTTGTACGGCTCGTAAATATAGAACGGATTTTGTTTCGTGAGTATAAATACATTTTCGTGATGTTTTAGAATGTCGTATGGATTACCTATCACACTTTCTTCCACTTCACCAGGAATATAAACAATAGACTTCCAACGGTTTGACGCCCATTGGAAGAAACTGCTATAATAATCACTCAAAGGGTGTCCTACATTTCCAACAAGTGCGAGATATGGTGCCGTGGGTTGTAAGAATAGCGGGAATAGCGGCTTTTCGTGTTTTGTTAGGTACAGATTGCTGGCATATTGAAGGCGAATTGTAGAGGCTGGTGCCGTATGAATTACCTTACGTGCAGCGTTCATTGATTGTTTATTGCCCTCTTTAAGACTATAAAGAATCAAATTTTATGTGATTACGGCGGTCTAAACTTTCCTGGATTTCTAACAATTAGATATGGAGTCGTGTACTGATTCGGTTGTTCGCGCTGTTATTTTGAAGTTTCTACAGCGTTCATCGCTGGGCGTGACAAAGTACGGCGTCACTCTTGACCGCACGGATTTGGGGGCTGGGGACTGGATTCAGCACGCCCAAGAGGAGCTGATGGACGGCATTTTGTACTTAGAGAAGCTTAAGCAGACGCTGGCTAGTTGCGGTGCCGACGACGTCTAGTCTTCCTCTGCGATTTAGCTCGCGAAGGACTCGGAACAAGTTCCTCTTCTACTAAATTATACCACGGAGCGTCGTTTAATATAAGAACAGGGGCGGGATTATTACTTTGAAGTTGCGCTTTTAGTTTGGCTTTTCTTAAGTTACGAGCGGTTCGTCTTGCTACTTTGGTTGCATTCATAAGATTTTGTTTGTTTTTTTCTATTTGTCTATGTGTGTAATGGCTGGTATTCTCACCGCGGCGTGTAAGCAATCCTATTGCCCATAAATGTTCTCGGTGCCATTTTGCTTTCTCGGCTGCTTGTTGGGCGGCTGCCTCCGCTTCTGCCACGGACATCTTTATCCTTACAATGGGTTTAGAGAATGAATCCCACTGTTGGTTGGTAAATGTCTACTGTACGATTGAGTTCGTACTGCTTATATCCTCGGGCGTTCATAGCGACAAGGATATCGTGCTTTGCAAGGATATAGGTGCTGCGGTGTCCGTGTCCGCAAATCCATACACTGACCGGTGGTCTGAATAGGTCCTCGTCGTTTGAGGCGTAGCAGGAGCGCCATCGGTCGTCCTGATATTCGGGCTCTAGGAGCTTGGGTGTAGGAAGATAGTGAGTTACAACGACGGCTTTAAAGTTACGCGGAACTGCTCGGATGGCATCGGCGAGTGCTTGTTTATGGCGTTTATGAGCATTTACGTGATCCGATGGATGCGTTCGGCAGAGTATATTATCGCGCTCTATAAACGTCTTCGTAAAATCACTCTTTACAAGTACCTCGTCGTGGATCTCTTTACTGATATTTGAGTATAGAGTGGCACCGATAAAGACCAGCTTTTTATTCGGAACTACATAGGTTTGTCCCGCCTGTAGAAAATGAACATTGTAGTGAAAACGGCAGAGATTCCTTATATGCTGTTCCGTTTCCTGACGGCTACGCGGATGGTCTCTATGGCAAAAATACTCGTGGTTGCCCGCAATAAGAATAACGTGGGACCAGTTTGTTGAGCACCAGCGGAGAAATTTGCCATAGATGGAGGTCCATACCGAAGCAATATCGCCTGCTAGGATAAGAATCGGTGCAGCAGGGGTAATAAGAGTATTAAACTCTATATTTGGGGCGAGGTGGTCTAGATGAAGATCGGACGCATATTGGACGTTCGTCATTTAGTAAATTATTGTTTTATGTATTTAGACCGGCACTTTACAATGGGACTCTTAACTTGTCACCTGGAAGAATTGGTTTGAAATAAGTATTATAATGTTTTATAACATAATCAACTGACTTAGACTTAGCCTTTGGATATAAATATTGTTCATACGCATCTTGAGACCGATTGCTTGATAATATTGCAACTACATTATCATCTTCCTCAAATTCATTCATTATAGATTTGTATTTTTTGGTAGTCCTATTGGGTAAATTTATATATTTATGGGTTTTATCTTTGTAAATAAGAACTACTTTTTTTTGTGAAGCCAGGTCGCCCCAGAAATATTCAAGTTCTGGATTTTTACCCCAAACTGTATCGGGGTCGTTCCACATTTCTAATACTCTTTTTGATACCTTTCGTGTTCGTGTTGTATCTTTTACCATATCTATAAACTATAGATATTAATAAATATATGCTCGGTTTAAACCCGCTGTTGATTAGTCGTGGGTACTGATGTAGTTGTTGGGGCGTTTTAATGGACCCTGTTTGAAGACACCGATTGTGCCGCCATTATTGTACCAGCGTACCGCATAATCGTGCTCCGATGTGAGCGGCGGGGCAAACTTATCGGTGGAAAATTCGCCAAGAGACTTGTAAAACGCTACACGGTTGAATGATGGGCGCAGCGAATAATGCGGCCAATACCGATGAACATCGGCTGCGGTCTTTAGGTGCGTTCGGGTCTGGTGGCTGGTGATGTCATTGGTATGCGGAATAATGCAATAATTATCTTTACACGTCTTCGGTCCACTACGATTTATCCAATCATCGCTGAGTTGTAGTTGCGTAATATTGGTAGTATCCATAATGCTGAAGGCGTTGTTAAGGAATGGTCTTGTTGGTTCCCATCCTTCCTCCCAATGAAACCAATATGTGTACGGCTGCGCGTAGTTAAGTAACATATTAAGGGACTTGGCTTGACCCTCGTCCTGCTGACTCTTCTGTAAAAAGGTGATAAACGGATACTTTTCGTTCATAAGCTTTGCCCAATTTGCCTTCGGATGCGAGGAGTATTCATTGATCACAACCCATTTGTCTATACGGCTGAGGGTTTGCGGCTCGTGAAGGACTTTTAGTTTACTAATGCCATTTTGAAACATCGCCCAACCATCACGCTTCGGGCAGTCAAAATACGTCGTGCATAGAAAAATGGTATCTTTTTGCTTGGAGAGTTTTGTTACTAGAAAAAGAAGTAGAACCGTTCCTAAAACTAAAAATAGTATGTCGTACTTCATACCCTACGTGGGCGGGTGAAAAAATTGAACACGGTAAGTGCGGTTTGTATCATTCGTGGTTCTTATGTCTCTTCCTCCTATCGGCTACCACTGTGGTACCGGCGTCGGCAGCAACGGTATCGGCTTTTCCTCCTTTCTTCATTCCCTCCATGGTAAACTTACCGGATTTTCGGCTGCCCAGATATTTGCGGCGTCGCCAAAATCGTTCGCGCACTGTGCGTGGACCCCCGCCACGTGTAATTCTGTTAAACTGGCGGTCACTGAACTCAATATACGTCTCTTCATCCATGCGCCCTATATCATCAATCCATGCTCGTGGGATGATACGGCGGGCGCTGACAATAGTAGCGGGCAGCGCCTGGTTTCGCTCGTCGTCAATCTCCTCCAGTCAGGTGCTAGAATTGCTGCGCGAGGCGTCGTTATCCACGTCGGAAAGTCCCTGAAACTCGGCGAAAAGGAGGGACTCCGTCGTATGCGTGGATTCTTCTGCGCGGTCCTGGACGCCGCGCGGGCTTCTGGGGTGCCTTGCTGCCGGCTCCTGCTGGAAACCTGCGCCGGTCAGGGTACCGAAGTTGCACGTGATTTGCGCGATTTCGGTGCCTTTGTGAAGGACATAGTCGGTATTTATGGTGCCGAATCGTTCGGCTGCTGCGTAGATACCTGCCACGTATTCGCCTGCGGCTACAAGATGACCGGTCTGGCGGCGATTATTGCCGATACGATCGGCTGGTCCAATGTCGGCGTCATCCATCTCAATGACTCTTTGACGGCGTGTTGCGCTCACGTTGACCGTCACGCCAATATCGGAATGGGCAAAATTGGGGGTGAGGAGCTGGCTAAGTTCTGTAAAGAGACTGCTACCGCCGCCCCTGGACTCCCCTTCGTCTTTGAGACACCCGAAAGCGACGATGGGACTTCCCGCGTTTCCGAAATGACTTGGTTCTGTTCACTGTTTTAGTCTTTCCCTTTCCTAATTACAGTGATGAATTAATAATGAATTACATAGTAGGAATGGGCATCCCTAAAATTACTCATCAAACATGGTTACAAGGGTGGGATAAATTACCTGATAAATTCAAAGTTAACGTTGATGATTTACATAATATGAACCCGGATTACACACATATGCAATGGGATGAAAAAAGTCTACGTGAAGAGTGTATGAAAATCGGACCAGAAGTCGCTGCAAAGTTTGACGAATTCCCCTATCTTGTACAAAAAGTAGATCTAGGACGATATGTTGTTGTTTACAATCATGGTGGAATTACAGTTGACACCGATATGAAATCTCTACGCTCTATTTCAAATACTCCAAATATTGATACTGCCGATATGATTGTAAGTTATTCCGCATTTCCAGCAAATATGCTCGGTATATTCAATAACGCTATGATTTTTGCTAAACCGCATCATCCTGCTCTTCACGAACTTATTCAAACTATTGTTGAGTCTTCCGTAAAAGAATCGGATTTTCCCAATAAAGAAATGTATATTAATGCGACTACAGCCTTTTCAAAATTTAACAAAATCGTAAATGCCCATAAGGATACTATTGTATTTTTAGATCATAAGTACTTTGAACCCTGTTTTTCAGTTGATCCTGTATGTAAACCTACATCGGCATCTATTATGGACCATAAACACGAACTATCTTGGTTTAATGGTTACACAAAAATTTTAGCAAAAATACTTATTGTTATTTTATACTTACTTGTCTTCGTCGTTATTCCTGTTGTTTGGGTTGGCTGGTTAGCCCGCTCTACACCGTTTATGCGAGGAATTTTCAAATGGTTTAGACGTTAGTAAGACCACTCAATACGATACTGAATAAAATCCTTGTTCAACCATTCTAGCGCCATCCTAAACTCATTATGGTCCTTTTCGGTCCAGTATGTTTGCTCCTCATCATAGGTCTTGACTGCGTCCCACGACGGATACTTCTCTAGAAATTCGTAAACAGATATATTGACAATATCCTTATTTTCAAAAACACACGTTGTATAGGCGTGAAAGATGCCTCCCCGCTGATTGATAAACCGCCGGTGCTCCTTCGGAACCACGAGTTTTGATAAGTCGTAAACTCGCATACGAGAACCGTCAGGAATATAGAAATAAGGCTTTCCTGTATCCGAACAAATCATTAGGTCGGTGCGAATGTTGAGATCAAACCCCATTTTACTTGTAATATATGATTATTATTGCAGGAGTGGGTCAATTTTTATGGGATATCTAAACCGGTTTGTTTCTATGAATATAAACCATAATGCCTATGGACCCCACTTTCCCAGTTTATATTGAGATTGAGAAGGGTGGTCTTATCAAATACGAATATGATAAGGACGAGGGGAAACTTGTAGTAGACCGTGTGATGCCTGCTAGCCATCCGTACCCTTATGCCTACGGCTTTTTTCCTAGTACATTGGGGTCGGATGGGGATGAACTTGATGCTCTAATTATTCGTAATAGCGATGGTATCAAAAATGATACAACGTATAATGCCTATATTATTGGCGCGCTGGTGATGGAGGACGAGCACGGAATGGATGAAAAAGTTTTATGTGTTTTAGGGGAAGATTACGGAAGGATGGGTGATATTGATGTTCTTAGTGAAGATATCAAAAAGACGATTGAAACGTTTTTCTCAACGTATAAGTTGAACATTCCAGGTAAATGGTCCAAAACGTACGGATATATCAGCAAGAATAAGGCGTACGATCTATATGTTGAGGCGCTTATTCGTTATTCAGCAGCTACTTGAAATCTGGATTCCATTCATTGATACCATCCTCTAGAAACTGCTTGACGAACCAGTTCATCATTTCTTTTGACTTGTAGTAACTGGCGTGTCCAAAGTCAATAATATACACCTTTTCGTCCTTTTCAATAAAATTATACGGAGTAATATCAATATATTCAATACCTTCTTTGTGATATAGTGTATGAATTATAGTACGAATAGAGACCCAAATACGAGCGGGAATATCCTTAGGGTCTTCTCCATACTTATCCGCAATACACATTTCCTGTAGGTCCTCCATATGAATCTCGCCCTCTGTTGTCTTATAGACTTTTGGGGCAAATCCGTAAGACGCTGCTACATTTTGAAGTTCTGCTTCATCCTCTATTGTATCAGGGCTGACCTTCTTTATAAATACCGCCATTATACTCAATGGTAGTATTTATATGTCCTCTTCACTTTTTGTCCTTCTTGTGTTTGAGAGTTTTCAGAAACTTACTATATACCTTCATCGCCTTACGCATATTCCGTGTCTGGTTGGCGTGGTACTTAGCACGGTAATACATCGTCGTCGCTGCTTGACGCTGATAAGGCGTCGGATACTTCTTGAGTTTGGCTACTGAATTTAGCGCCTTTTCTTCTGTACCGTAGCCCAAGGTTTTGAGTCTAGGATGCCCTTTCGGATTATCATTAAAGAGTTGCCCCATCTTACTTTGAACTATCAGAAAAAATTGAGGTTGCCGATTGGTTATAATCGGAGAGGTAACAATGGACGTTCTATACACATTTATTGATGAATTCTGTAAAGAGTACAATATAGACCCGAGCCACGATGTCACCCATTCACGTGATTGTGTTCGCTTTGCCGAAAAACTAATGGACTATTCATTTAGCGAAGATGAGAAGACGATGGCTCGCTACGCTGCTGCTCTTCACGATTGCGTAGATAAGAAGTACGTAGATCCTGAACTAGCATCCCTACACGTCCATCAGTTTCTAACAAGTATTGGTTGGTCCGATACGCGGGCGAGCGCGCTTCTCGCAATAGTCACTACGATGTCGTATAGCAAACTGAATGCGTTAACGGTAGATAGAAAGCCGGTCTTTCCTGACCATGGCGATTGGGGGAGGGTTTATCACATAGTGCGCCAGGCGGACCTGCTGTGCTCCTATCGCGTTCATCGGTGCTACCAATATCAGTTGCGTATTCATCCTGATTGGACGGAAGCGGAACATTGGGTGCGCGTAGGTGCGATGTTTCAGGACCGTATGTTCAAATATGTGACAAACGGTTGGTTTGTTTCACGGGAGGCAATGGCACTTATTCCTCCGCTCATTGAGCAGGCGAAGAAGGACCTTGAGGGGCGAAATGCTGTGGCACCGGCTGGGTACGGGGTCTAGATAAAACATAGTACGTAAGTAGAATATGCTACCATCTATTTCTTTACGTAGAACCGGACCCTATAAACAGAAAGAAACAGCGGGATTATTTGGAATGAAGGGTCACAACATTCCCGAGGTAAATCCTGACGATGGAAGTTATATGCCTAAGTGTGCTCAGGGTCCGTGCCTTCAGTATAGTTATAGCACAAATAGCCAAGGACAGAAAACAGAAACTTGCGAGCGTTACGGAGAGCCAACGCGCGTTCCAGAAAAGACGAATCTTTTTGACCCGCACTCCGATAAGGACCGCACCAGCTGCGGATTTGACTCCAGCCCCGTTGGCTTATTTAGCAGCAACGAGCCTACGTATTATGTATATTGGAAAGACAAGCCTATCGGCGGTAGACGTAAGAGTCGCCGACGAGCGCAGATCAAACGCAGAAAATCGTATCGTAAATGACGTATGTTAACAGTTTTTCCACCATTTGTTGGCTGACTTTGAGGATTTCCTGGCGTTTCGAACAATATCAGAATCAGGTCCTTTGGCGGTTTTGCCGCAGACGAGCAGGGAGGCGACGCGTGCGTAACCCCACTGCTGCTCGGTAGCGCCTGGACGGTGACCGGTGCGCCAGGCGGCTAAACCGCGGTTGTAAGAGGCTTTTAGGTAGCGAAGAGGAACGCCAGTGGCTTTCGCCTTTGCTTGTAGAGATTTGGTTTGGTTGGGGTCAATGCCTAGTTTTTTAAACTTACGGGTGAGTTGCTCGGTGTAGGACGAGGTCTTTGTCTTGACGCCTTTATCGGTTTTAAAACCTGTGTAGGCTTTTCGTGACCGCCAATTGATTTTGCCGAAGTGTTGAATCTCCTTATAACGCTTTGCTTTTTGGGTCTTGGATAGACCAGCGTAATAACGAGTAGGATGGTATTTACGGGTCGCCATTCTTAACTAGCCGGGCGATAATTAATCTCGTGGGAACATCATTAGCGATAGGATGACCACGAAGAAAATGAGGGTGTGTAAGAATAAGCCTACAGGTGTAGGAGCGCCGGCACTATTCGCAATTTCAGGCATAACATCGCCAAATATCCAATCGGTGATCTTATAAGTCTCAGGATTGGCGACTAAGAAAAAGACCAGGGCGCTGTAAAAACTATACTTTGCCTTCAAGAGAATATTCATTTACGGTTCTTTCTTGTAATGCGGCTAGATTTTATTTGAGTACGTCTGCCGCCCTTCTTCCGTGTTGCATTGAGTACCGATGGCTTATTACTTAGTTTTCCAATGGCTTCAAAGAGATTCTTCAGGTATAATGTCCAGTGGGTCTTATCCAATTTCGTTTTGTAGTTCTTGAGGAAAGCGGTCTTGAGCGGTCCGTTATCGTCAAAGCCGTCTAAAAATTCGTTAACGAGTTTTTCTACATCTTTGAAATCGCGGGCTTTGTCGCCCTTATCACCGTCTTCATACGCTTCTTGAAGTTTCTTGAGTTGTACATACTTAACATCACTATCAATGGATTTGCCACGACCTGGCTCACGTCCAACGGCTTCTGTTAACTGTTTGCCTACCTCGGTTGTCTTACGGGACTCCTTATCAGTTTTGGGTGGAGGTGGCATCTCGTTTGGCGGCGGTGGTGGCTGTTCATCATTGTTATTTGTATTATTGGTACTATTGTTTGTTGTGTCGTCTTCTTCACTGCTCGCAGATAAGCCGCGGGTCTTCTCTGGTCCAAATAATTTACGAGCGCTCTTATCATCTTTTTGAATCGGCTTAGGTATATTATTTGAATTCTCGTTATTCTTGATGTTGAGACGCTTGCGTTCGGGTTTGCCCTCCTCCTCAGCCTCCTCCTCAGCCTCCTCCTCCTCAGCCTCCTCCTCCTCAGCCTCCTCCTCCTCAGCCTTCTCCTCCACATCACTGCCCGCAGGCAATCCACGACTCTTTCTGGGTTCAAACGATACATTTTCCTCATCAGTATCGGCAATATTGCTGCTAGGCTCGGAATTATTATTACCAATTACTATCCGCTTCCGTTTCGGCTTATTATTCTTCTTATTCTCAAGCATCAACGGTCTGTTCATATTCTTAAGAAGCAGTTGCGGTTCTACCGGTTCAGGTGGCGTTGGCATTGGTGGTAGGGGTCCTGGTCCTGGTCCTAGCCCAAAAAGGTTTCGTGGATCCGGTAGATTGAATCCCTTTCTATTTTCAAGCATTAACGGTCCTGTTGGTCCAGCCGGCTGTTCATTCCAGTTTCCTAGAAGCGCCGGTGCTGGTGCTGGTGCCGGTCCTGGTAATTGATACGGTTCGTTTCTTGCAGGAGGCGCCGGCAATCCTTGTAGTTGTCCTCCACCGCAGCAGCGGCGCAAAAGATCCATCAAATCATCAACCTTTTGGTTGAGTTCGTCAAAACGCCGCGTATAGTCCCGTTCAGCATACATTCTACGCATTGACTCATCAATATGCGTAAACTGCGGTCCATAATCTACCGATGCCTGAGGTTGTATCTTACTTATCGCTACCAGTACCTCGTCAAATCGGTCCGGCAAACTACCACTTAAATCACTAATATTGCTACGAATGCTATTTATACCCTTCATCACTTCGGTGAATTTTGACTCCAATTTATCTATTCCCGCATTAACACCTGGTAAAATCGTATTAATAATTTCAAGGATCTTCGCCGGTCTATCTCCAACCGCTTCATTCACTTCATTGAGTTGTGTCTTGATTGCCTTTACAATGGCTAAAACAGAGTTATCAATATCATCGCCATTGATTTGAACGACCTCTTTCTTAATCTCTTTTAGTATAGTCATAATGTCTGGATTTTCTGTAAATGTTTTAACCTCTTCCGCCTTCTCGTCTGCGACACTCGCCTCAATTGGTGAAGGAGGGCTCTTACGTAAAATAGCTAAGATCTCCTCAAGAAGTTTCTTGAGTTCCGTATGGTCGCCATTCTTTGCCGCCTCAACCGCCGAAGACGCGTTCTTTACAACCGTTGACCGCTCAAGTAATTCTCTTAACATCTTATCCATATCGCCTAAACGCTGAAGAATGATTGAAAAATCGCTTGTATTACCCTTAAGTGCAGCAATATCGTTGTCCACATTGCCAGACGGCGCTGTCACTGCATTCTCTCCGTTCTCTCCATTTTTGCCATTCTTAGCCACTGCCTGCGTTTTCAAATGATCCACTATCGTTTGTACAGACGTTTTTAAACCTTCAATCTCCTTTATTATAGTACTATTATCGCAATTGACAATGGTTGTACAGTGAGAGCCCGTTGCGCCTACTGTGGTAGACACAGGAGGCTCTGGTGCGGCTACAGGAGGCTCTGGTGCGGCTACAGGTCCAGGCATAGGCGCATTTAGCCCTTTCGGACCCGTAGGACCTGTAGGACCTGTCGCGCCGGTTTCGCCCTTAGCACCTGTAGGTCCAGCCTTCGCATTTGCCATAGCCGATTGCGCTCCACCCCTTGAATCGTATTTACCCGCGTTCTGCGCTAAGCACTTCTGCTTATCTTCGGGATTGGTAACACCATCGTCGTATAACATTGTATCAATCTCAGCAATCATATTATTCTCTTTTGTTCGCAATGCAGGACTTGTGCCTGTGCTCGCAACGCTATTTACAATACGTGCGCGCTTCAAGCAAAGAATCTTACGAACCAAATCAGGCAGGGGCGTTGTCCGCTTGCCAACAACCCAGTTTAGAAAATCGCGAATCTGATCAATATTTAGACCAAGACGCTCATTAAATACAACGGCATTATTCTTTCGGATAAGTATTCCGAATTCTATTAATGCAGTTTCGTCATTCGCGATGTATCCACGTGGGGACTCCTGACGAAGTTTTACACTATCAGGATCGTTTGCGATTGTATAACCTAATAATGTAGCCATACTCTATTATTAGGTGAATGTATTATTTTGCCAATTATTCCGGGCTCTGCTCCCTACGTATTTCTTCATTTAGAGAAGCAAGCATCGCCTTCTCCTCATTTGTATATTCTTGCTCTTGAGGATTGGTAATCTCTGCCAATAAGTCAGTTCGCTTTCTCTTTAATATTCTAAGAACCAGTTTTTTTAGAAGTTCAGATTGCTTTGCAGGAGTCTTCTTTAAAAATTTATTATACTTCTTTTTATTATTTTTGACTCTTGCTTCCGCCTCTTTTTCTGCTTCTATTGCATCATCTTCAACTAGACCAATATTTCTTGCCATACGTATGTATTCTTCTCTTTGCGGATTTGATGGCGGCGGTGGATTATTAGACGAAAATCCAGATAGATTTGCTACAGGGGTTACAAGGGGAGACAGACCCTCTGGCATTACAGGAATCTTTGGTCGAACTACCCGCCGAGTAAGATTTCGTCCGTTGTTGTTCGGCTTTTTATTCTTCTTTGTTTTGAAAAACCGATTCTTTAATTTTTGAAGAGTTGTGCGCTTCTCTAAAGGTTCTTGCGGTGACATGGCTGCCCGTTGTGCTGCCGCCCATGTTTCAACCGTTGTCGGCTCTTTTGGTTCGTAATAATTACTATTTGTTGATGGTGGAGATTCTGGTTTTGGATTTTTGCCCTTGAAAAAAGCGCCTAACTTCTGCGCCATAGATGGCTTCGGCATATCTAGAACAATTGATTGGTCGTTGTTGACCGCTTCCTCTGCTAATTCTGTAGCTTCAGCAGTAGATTCACCATTGCTTTCAGTATTGCTAAATGTTCCGTTTGTTTCAGAATTATACAATGGTAGGCTCTCTGGAATCGGTAACGGAGGTGGCGATGCCCGTTCTGCCGCTTGTGCCGCCGCTTGTGCCGCAACTGAACCTGGTCTTGGTGTAGACGCCGGTGGTGGTGCTGGTGCTGCTGGTGCTGGTGCTTGTCCTTGTACTTGTACTCGCGGAATGCCTAAGGTTGCTGCAACTGAACCTGGTCTTGGTTCTGCCCTTGCTAATATATTTCTGAGTGTAGCATCATCCATCTCTTTCTTCTGCTTTGGAACTCCTGGTGCTTCTAACAATAATTGAGGAGGTGCGCCAATGGCAGCGGCTCTTGCTGCTGTTAGCGCATTACGAGGTTCTTGTGGCGCCGGCGGTGCCTGATTTCGTCGTGTTGTCGCATTGTTTCTATTCTTCTTATTTTTGCGGGTAAACATACGGTTTAAAAACGTCTGTGGCTTCTTTGCAACCGACTTGAAGAGGTCCAAAAGCACCGCTTGTTGGATAGGTGTCTCTGTCGGTACAGCCCATCTCATCAAATTGCTAATCGGTGCGTACTTTTGGTCCGTCGCATTTTCTAACCATTTTATAATATCATTTAACTTACTTGACGTAGGCTTTGAATAGAACCGATACGGTTTCTTATCAGTTACTGTAAGCGTATTACATATTCCATAATATGCGATATCTACTTGTCCCTGAACTTTTAGATCGGATGCTAGTTGCGGTGGTATATGGTTTCCACCAAACGCATTCTTAAAAAACGCATCATTTATTGTGACAGACCGTCCATCTGCTGTAGGACGAGGGATATTACGCTCTCTATAGAATAAGTATATCAACTGCGGGCTAATATCCAAGACGTAATTCTTATTCTTCGCAAATAGATCACGAATGAGAAGGTAATCGGTAATATGTCTACCTTGAATATTATAATCAAAATCGTTGTTTTCGGTATAATCAATATCCTGCGTTGTAAGAATTGTTAGATGGTGCATACCCTCGTTTGTAAAATATTCGTGCCGTGTTATATCACGAACCGAAACATCTACAGCGTTCACCGAAGTAGGCGTTTGCATATTAATATCGTTTCCATTTCCTGAGGGCCAATCGGCGTGTTGGAATAAGTAGGTGCGTTGACTGGGCGTTCGTTCTATCGTTTCATAAAACCGTTCAAGCAGACCTGCAGCGGTTTCTCCTAATTTATTACACTCGTGGGCTAAGATTGGATTAACGCCATTTGTTCCGCCATTAATGAAATTACGGTATAATCCATTCATCTCTACCAATTTATCGGCTGGAACGTCTAAGAATTTCAGGGAAGCTGCAAGCTTGTCACGAGACCCCTTAATTGCCTTATTCCAGTCTGCCAAAAACTTCGTTTCTGTTGCCGGATTCAAATCCGCATTTGCTAAATCAATATCTTCCTGATGCTTTATGGAATGAAAGAAGTACAAAGAACGCTTGAACTCCTCTTCGTGCTTTTCACGCTCTGCCGGTCTAGGTCGTCCTTCACACTGATTATTAATCTCTTCATCAGTGGGAATTACACCCAAAGGTGGTCCGCGCTCTGGTCCGCCTAAGGGGACTTCTGTAGACCGTTGAGTAAAAGGGCTTTCACCGGCACGGTTGGCACTTGGTACCATAGGATTCTCTTGCTGGAATTCTTCTGTCTCTTCATCTGCTAGCGGTACCTGACCAGACGGTCTTGTAAACGGACTCTCGCCAGGATGGTTTACAGGTCCTTCATTATTAGGCGATGCTCCTAGATTAATCTGCGGTCCTGGCGCGCCGCTTAATGGCTTCTTACCAAACTTTCGTGTAAACCACGAGGGTCTATTCGGCTGCGTTGCTGGACGATTGAAATTTACTTGCGTTGTTTCTTTTGTAAATGGAGTCTTACCCGTCTTTCGTGTAAACCACGATGATTTGGTTGACGTAGATGAGTTAGAACTTACGGATGGTGCTGTAATTGCAGAAGCCGCATTTTCAGGTTCCGCGGTTGATTCTGGCGGAGATGGAACGGCTGGCTGAGGATTTTCTTCCGTCTGACCTGGCAAAATCAACGTAAACAGTTTATTAACATCTGCCGGTGTCGCCGGTGCAGATGGGACTGGTGCCGATGGTACTGGCACCGACGGCAATGCGGAAATAGGAGATGCTACCGGGACTCCCGCTTTCATTATCAACGTAAATAGCCGATCCACATCATCTAAATTTTCGCGCTTAGGTTTGAGATCATTCAAAATCTGGTTGTTTATTGCTACCGATATATCACCCCAAGGCTTCTTCTTATTCCAATTATCCTTATACATATCCTTGCTTCTTGATTGTGCGGCAAGGAGCGTCTCCCATAGTACACAGTGTACTACTTCACAATCTTTTGCTAACATAAGACTTGAATCCGACTGGCATTTCGGCAATTGTTTGAAAAACTCTGCCATACGACCATTAAGGCACGATGACTCGTTTTCCTTAAGAGTCCCCAAGGCTTGTTTATCAATACCTAGTGCCAATAGAATCTTATCCTCTTCCGGTACCAACTGATAGTTTGGATCTGTTGGATTTTTAAAATACGCTTCACGTCGGCGATCGTCTACATTTGTAACTGGCAGGGTAAAACCCTGATTCGCCAAAAAAACAGTTACGGACATCTGCCCCTTCCTACTTAGGCATCTGTGGATTTTACACGGACTGAACCTCGTTCGGTTACGGTTTAAAATGTATGTTCTTTTTCTATGCTTAGAACACGATGACCGACACCGCTCATTCAACGTTACTTACCTCGTCTGCGCCTCTTGGTTTGGAGCGCCGCGCCGTCACCTTCAAAAACCAGAAGAGGGTACTATGCAAACAAGATCAAGTCGTCCTATGGCTACAGGAATTTTATACCGTTCCGGGCAATCTAGAGAAATTGCTATCTATTTTACAAGGTAACTCCGAAATCAGCCTACGTCTAGTTGATTACTTTGTTACCAATTACGCAAAGAAGATGAATACCTCGTTTACCAAGGAGAATCGCCATTTCCTCGTTTATTTCAATTACAAGCGCGAACTCAATGCGTATTCTAAGCGTCTTTTTGACCCATTTTGTCGCCGTGAACGCATTCAGTTTGAGGCGCGCGGTCAGACCCCTTTCGTCACCACCGTCGGTCAACTCAACTTCTTCCGATGGTTCATTGAGAAGGAGATTTATGACTATGTTCTAGCAAATCGCGAGTCTATTGAAAAGGATATGAACAATACGCTTAAGGAGCACTATTCCCGATCAAATAGCACAGTATCCGCGGGAGCATCTGAGTCTCTAACAAATAGTGTTGCGTCTGGTGTGTCGGCTGGGGCGGGGTCTGCCGCAGGCTCCGATATCTCTGTCGCTACGCCGCCGGTGGCTGGCGACACAGTCAAGTCGTCCCGTAAGAAGCGTTGCGAGCTCACGACTTCCGCCATGAAGAAGGTGAATATTCACGAGTGCGAGGTGGTCGTCTCGTTTAGTTAGACCAATAATCATTTCAAATCAGGGCAGAACGTGCCGGTTTGTAAAACCGGCGGTTTAATTGTGGAGACATAATAAGATGGGGCTATTGGTTGGTATACGCGCCTGGTTAATACGTATATGGCACTTTTTACTGTGCTCTATAGTCATCTTTGGTGCATTATTTTCAACAAATTTTCAGGAATGCTTCGTTATCTTAGGACTATTAGTGTTTATCATTGCCTCGCAGCGGGTTTACAAACGCTGTATATTTACAGAGTATGAGAAAGCCGACGGGCTTCCAAGTATGTCCGAAATTATGAAGAGTATTGTATTACACAATGATTCAACGGTGCCCCTGGCGTCGTTTGAACTTATGCTCGGTAACATTTTTGTATTTATTCTCGTATTCCGTATGATATCAATGGCGGTAATACCGTCAAAAATACTCTTTGCTTGATTTATTTCTTTTTAAACACCATTTCCAGCACAAAGAGCTGGCTTGGATTGCGCGCTGGCAATATCTTATACTGCTTAGGATACTGCCTGACCGAATGAAGTAGTCGTACTTCGCACCAGTGCTGATAGTTCGCCTTCTCTTTTGCACTCTTAGATTTCGTATCCTTCCACTCCCTCAGATTCTTATTATGCCACGCAACACCATAACGGTCCACGCCGTTGCTGTCGTCCAGCGGTACTAGGGCAACGGGGAAATTCTCCCAAATACCCTTACGTAGTTTGAGATCCGGTACCTTAAAATCGTCTAATATTTCCTTAACATCCGCCGCCACATTTCCGTAGCGATTACCGTTGCCAATACGCATCGTATTATTTCTATTAATAATTGCGTGAGCTTTGTGCGGTTTATTATTACGGGTTTTATTTACCGCAAAAAATTTAGGTTTCTTCTCGTTTTCCGCAACTATATTTCCCCATTTGACATTTCCGTTTAGCATTGCCTGGTAAATGGGGTCTTTAGCAAGTGCTTCCGCAAGTGCCTTTGAGGGAGACTTCGGCGACGGCATTCCTTGTAATGGATTGCGGATTTACTTATGCCGCCAATCATCCTGCTTCGGTCGCAAAAGTTCGTACGCTTGAAGTGATTGAATATCGGTCGCCGCCTTTGGTGGTAGCCAACGGTCTTGAAACTGTCGTTGCGTAAGGGACCGATCCGTATCCGTATTGAGTTCGCGGTTGTCCTCGTAGACTGCCGCCTTAAGTTCGCGTATAATATTACGTGACCCATCCCCCTCCGCATCCAAACGCTGCATGTACGGATTATTTGACATCTTTTTTGCAGGAGGGGTAATAGGACCAGGTGGCGGCGCTACACCTAAAGAATCCGCTGTCGCCGGACCCCGTTTAGGATTCGGTATATATTCTGGTTGATTACGATACTGAACCGTATTCGTACGTGACGGAATCGGATTCATATCCATATATGCCGGAGGGTTCCGCTCAAGATTGTGTGAGGATACCTGTGTCGGCGGAGTTGCGTGGAAGAAGTCCCATGCACGGCTATTAATCGCATCGCGCGCATTGTACTCTCTACGTACTCTTACTACAGGGCAACTAGGAGGTAAAATTGTAGGATCGCGGAGACCAGGGTAGCCGTACCGCTTTGACCTTTCATAGGCATCCCAACGTTCTTCTGTTGAATCCATTCTATCTTTGGTAATGTTCTTCTATACGGACTATACCGCTTTGAGCGCTTCACGAATATAAGATCTTGTAAGGAGTCTAAACCTTTGGCGCATTAAATATAATAATAGGAAATGTTTCGTGTAAAGACAAGACGAGTGAAGCGTGCATCATCTCCATTACCCGTAATTCCTCCATCACCACTCCATAGTTCGTCAGCGATTACTGATATTTCAGGGTCTGTTCCTCCTATGGATATATCAGGTGCCTTACTGGCAGCACCTGCACCTACAACATTAATGGGACGTCTTACGAATTTCTTTGAAGCCGAATCGCACGCTGCCTCTACTACCAAGCCGTGGCTAAGATTAGAGCGCGGTCTCCGTCTACAAAAACTACGTACTTTCGCCGAATCGTATCCAGGACTATCCGTAGAGGAGAAAGAGAATCTTAATAAGGCACTTGTAAAGGCTAATGACTCTAAACTTCTTAATACAAAGCAACAACTCGTTTATGAAGAGGGAAAGATTCTAAACATCCGTGGTTTAAAAATAATACGCGATGGAGATCCAACACACTCGGCGTCCTTCAAAATTGAGGTACATCGTCTAACCAAGAAACGAGGCACAAGTGACCCATGATACCACGAAAACAACAAAAATGTCTACTAATATAGGAATGCCTTACTCCGCATCCATTTTATGGTTGGATGATTGGATATCGGTAGATCCGCCTCTGCTTCTTGATGAGTACGACTTAACGGCGTGGATGGACCAAGAGATGACAGAGGCGAATAAATTCTTCATTGATACCGCCTTTAAATCTACGCGTGCAAAAAACGACGCAATTGTCATCCTCCGCGCAGTTTATTACGAGTATTTCCTGTTTTGCCAAGAGATTGCGTTAAAAAATTTGGATGCGCATCCTGAAAATGTAAAGCGTCTCAAAGAGTTGCCACAATCCGCACAGAAATCGGCGATGTGGCATAACGAAACCCTAGAACTTCTAACAGGTCACGAGTTCGGCAACGTTGTTTATGGAACGGCAAACGGAAAGGGTTTGGTCGCCGCAAAGAAGTGTGGAACACCCGTAGTCGTCAACGAGCACGAGCAGGCGACCACATCACAGACCGTATATACCTTTGACGCCGAAGGGAAACTATCGGCGTTCAAATGGGGGTGGCGATTTGAGCCAGTTGTGCGCGATCTGTACGAGCGGTGTTTTGCCGAAGGCGAAGTATTTGACGGTTTAGGACGTATTCGGCATCCGTTTCTGCCGCGTTTAGCAGCGTCGCCTGATGGCATTATCACCAGCGGACCCCGGTGCGGACGGCTCGTTGAAATTAAGTCCCCTATTACCCGTGAGCTCAACGGTATTATTCCACCGGATTATTACTGCCAAATGCAACTTCAAGCCGAAGTCTGCGATGTGAATGCGGTGGACTACATTGAGATGCGTTTTACATCTATGATGCTCAAAAATGCGAAGTATTCCGCCGCGGTTTCGGCAAAGAATCCGTGGATGGGCAAAATCATGGTTGTTGCTAAACCGCCTGTAAAGGTCGCAGTTGAGCGGGAAACGGGAACTGTAATGGAAGATAAGTACGACCTTGAGACATATGAATACCGTTACAGTCCTTTATTTCCTTCCACGGAGTCTGGATTTGCAGAATGTTGTGCCTGGATTCCGAACAATATAGATGGATTGGTAGTGCTGGAGGAGACGGTGTGGTACGTCTATGACCTGTTCACGAAGACGGTTCCGCGCAACCGTCGTTGGTGGGCAGAAGTAGGGCAGCCGGCGTACGAGGAGTTCTGGGTTGAGGTGGAAGCGGCACGAAAGGACGGACGCTATGGTGAGAAGGCGTTGTTTGTTTTGGAATCGGACTCCGATTCGGATAAAGAGGCTGTGGTTGTAGCTCCCGCGGCTATTGGTTGGCTCGGTGTAGACTCAGATTAGTATATAAAGATATGATAATTTGTATAAACAAATGAACGTTTTTATACAAATTGGCACAAATAACGGCGATGACAATTTTCGTAAGCTTGTTCTAAAACATAAACCTAGTCGTGTAATTTTAATTGAACCAAATTCGAATCTTTATGATGTAATTCTTAAAAATTATAAAGATATTCCAAACGTAATTATTCTGAATCGTGCTATTTATTACGAAGACAACAAGCCTATTGATTTGTATATTGGTGCCAAAAACAAAGAGTACGGATCATTATCTGGTAACGGTATTATTTATACAGATTCACAATTTTCACTTGTGCCGATGAACGATTGGGGTGACAAATCTGATATGGTAAAAATTACAGCAAACAGTATTCGGTTTGATACTCTTTGCTCTATGTTGAATATTTCAGAGATTGATTATTTACAAATAGATACAGAAGGCTTTGATAGTGAAATTATTGATATGATTGATTTTAATATATATACTATTCATCTACTCCGTTACGAAAATTGGGGGTTTAATACGGAAGCATTTACAAAACACAACGACGATAAGGCGCATATACTCGGCAAAGCAGGAATGGAACGAACCGCAAATAAACTCGCTGCTTACGGCTATACACTTAATAATATTAGGGATGAAGACGGAAATGATATTATTGCGAGTCGCAAACCTTTAAAGGAGATTATAGAATTTTATAAGATTAATTAACGCACTGGGTTTGGCGCGGGTAATTTGTGCCATCTGCCGGCGTTTGTCCTATTCCGCCCGTCGCCGGCTCATAAAACGTGCCTAAAAACTCGTGGAACGGCGCTGAGCAGGAATCGGGGTACTTTCGGGGATAGTTATTGGTGCGTTGTAAGTAATTCCGGGTCTTCTTCAGCACTTCGCCGGCATCGTTCTGGTAACATACTTGCGATGTCGTCTTATCCCAGCCCGCCTCCGCCTCCAATACGCCTAATGGTTGAATGTGCGGCGCTAAGAGTTTTTCCGTAGAAACGGAGAAAGCGTCGCCTGGTGAAAGCTGATCCGGCTCCGATGCGCCTACCGGTCCCTCACTTTTAGATGTGTCATACTTCCAGTCCTTGAACCAGAAACCATTGTTCGCTAAGTCCTCTACCGCCTGAAATCCTTCGTGTAGCCGAAATTTATTGAGGCGCGATAAGCCCACCAGAGCAACGGCAAATACCGCAAAGGAAAATACAAGCCAACCTGTAGCCACCATCTTGTTTAGGGATGCGGTAAAAAATTGAGTTCCTTGATGCGTCCGAAATTGGCGAACACATTTCGCAACAATGGAACAGAACATGCAAGTTGTGAAGCGCGACGGACGTAAAGAGGATGTAGCATTTGAAAAGGTACAGGAACGTATTACGAAAGCGGCGGCGGGCTTGACCGTTAATCCTACGAAGGTTGCGCAGGGCGTCCTAGCGCGTATCGTAGATGGTATCACGACCACCGAACTTGACAATATTACCGCAAGCCTATCTTACTCCTGGTCCACCATTCATCCCGACTATGCCGACCTTGCCAGCCAGGTTGCTATCAGCAATCACCAAAAGAATACGCCCGCTACTATGCTTGCCGTCGTGGAGGTGCTGGATGCCGTTTGCGATAAGAAGGGGGAGCCGGCATCCCTACTTGCGCCTGAGTTTGTTACGCTCGTCAAGATGAACGCTGACTTGATTGAGTCACATATCTGCTACGACCGTGATTTTCTGCTGGACTACTTCGGACTCAAGACGTTGGAGCGCGCCTACCTACTGCGTGATACGAACCGTCGTGTTGTTGAGCGTCCGCAGCATCTGTGGATGCGTGTAGCCCTTGGTCTATGGAGTACGGACTTGAAGCGCGCATTTGAGACGTATGACCTGATGTCCCAGAAGTTCTATACTCACGCAACGCCTACCCTGTTCAATTCCGGCACAAAGCGCCCACAGCTCTCCTCGTGCTTCCTTTTGGCGATGAAGGATGACTCCATTCGCGGAATCTACGATACCCTCCAGGATTGCGCACTCATTAGCCAGTATGGCGGCGGCATCGGTCTTCACCTGTCCAATATCCGTGCCACTGGGTCTTTGATTAAGGGCACCGGCGGTATTAGCAACGGCATTGTCCCAATGCTCCGTGTATTCAACAACACGGCACGCTATGTGGACCAGGGTGGCGGCAAGCGCAACGGCTCCTTCGCAATGTACCTAGAGCCCTGGCACGCCGACGTAGAAGACTTTCTAATGATGAAGCGTAATACCGGCTCCGAGGAAGAGCGTGCTCGTGATCTCTTCTACGCACTATGGGTTCCTGACCTGTTTATGGAGCGCGTAGATGCCGGTGGCGACTGGACGCTGTTCTGCCCCAATGAGGCACCAGGACTCGCCGATGTTGTCGGTGAGGAGTTCAAGGCGTTGTACGAGCGGTATGAGGCGGAGGGACGCGGACGCAAGACGGTGAAGGCGCAGAAGCTCTGGTTCACCATCCTAGAGTCGCAGATTGAGACCGGTACCCCCTATCTTCTCTATAAAGACGCTGCGAATCTCAAATCTAACCAGCAGAACCTTGGCGTCATCAAGTCGTCCAATCTGTGTACGGAGATTCTGGAGTACTCGTCAAAGGATGAAACGGCGGTCTGTAATCTCGCCTCTATGAGCCTGCCCGCCTTCGTCAAGGATGGTGCCTTTGATTTCAAGAAGTTCCGCTCGGTAGTCAGCGTAGTGATTAAGAATCTCAATCGGGTCATTGATATCAACTTCTACCCGATTCCCGAAGCAGAGCGCTCCAACAAGCGTCACCGCCCAGTGGGTCTCGGCGTTCAGGGGTTGGCGGACGTCTTTGCAATGCTCGGACTGGCGTGGGAATCTAACGAGGCGGCGATGTTGAACAAGCGTATCTTCGCCCATATGTATTACGCCGCGGTGGAGTCATCATGCGACCTGGCTGGAGCAGAGGGACGCTATGAGACGTTCGTTGGTTCCCCAGCGTGGAAGGGTAAGTTACAGCCCGATCTATGGAATATTAACCCAATTCAAGATGAGGGTCTGGACTGGGATGGGCTTATCAACACTGTGCGCCGCATTGGCATGCGAAACTCCCTACTTATTGCTCCAATGCCAACCGCCTCCACGAGTCAAATCCTCGGCAACTGTGAATGTATCGAGCCCTATGCGACGCATATCTTCACGCGTCGTACCCTTGCCGGCGAGTTCATCGTACTCAACAAGCACCTTGTCAAGGCGCTCCTCGCACGCGGTCTCTGGTCAACTGAAATAAAGGATGCCATTATTCGCAATAACGGTTCGGTCACTGGAGTAGACGGTGTACCCGAGGATATCCAAAACGTATTTAAGACCGTCTGGGAAATCAAACAAAAGACGTTGATTGATATGGCGGCGGATCGCGGACCGTACATCTGCCAGTCACAGTCGTTAAATCTGTTCTTGGGCGACCCCGATTTCCGCAAGCTGTCATCTATGCACTTCTACACTTGGCGCAAGGGACTCAAGACCGGTATTTACTATCTGCGCACACGGGCGGTAGCATCGGCACAGAAGTTCACCGTTGAGCCGGCAGCAGCACCTGTCGCACCTGAGTTAGCACCGGTAAAAGAAGAGAAGGAGTGTCTGATGTGCTCTTCTTAAATTTAAAGATATATCAGTATTTTTACTATAACAATGTCGGTATTTACGACTCTGATTTACGGTGAAGATGAGGGGCACCCAATCGCCAGCTTTACAAATGCTACACTTTCAGATGCCGCTATCATTACCATTGCCTATTTACATACCCTAGGCAGTCTAAATGTAACGGACGATTATATTGCCGAGCATTTTACAAACCCCTATACTGTTAGCAACCAAGAGCCTCCCCGTGCCGATGGCTTGGTATCTGTTCATAATGTTAGATTTACCTACAAGGGTGATGAAGAGATTTCTATGATGTACAGTGTCCATACCACAATCCACGACCGCACGTGCCGTTGTCCGATCCATCGCACACTTGAAACTCTCACCCTTGATGCTCAGGCGCTGGCTTAGTCGCTTGGTCGCAATGAATCATACAAAAAACGGCACCTTCGGTGCTCGTTTTCTGTATGTCCATTGCTTCAAAATTTGATGGCTTAAACTTGAAATCCTCAGAAGGTATAGAGGTATAAATGAAGTTTTGTACTCGGTGCGATAACATGTACGGTTATGATATCACACCGACTAGCGCAAATCTCAAGTGTAATACGTGCGGACACTCCGAACCGTTCAAGCCCACTACGAAGGAGGACGCCCTGGTCCTGGAGACGAACTTCCGCTCAGGCTCGTCCGCTGGTGGTGCCGCATCCGGTATCACCGTAAACGCCTACACGCGCCAGGACCCGACGTTGCCCCACGTCAAGACCATCAGTTGCCGCAACGGTGAGTGCCCCTCCATAGCGAATGCCGACCTGCGCGACGTCATTTACATCAAAACCGACCCTACAAATCTCAAGTTCCAGTACATCTGTAATGTATGCGAAAGCCAATGGACCAATTAGATAAAGCCCGGTTTATCTAAAGTACATACTAGAAGACGAAGGTAATGGCTTCTACATCTGCTAAGCCCGTCGGTGAATTAAAGAAGATCGTGTCATTGATTGACCGCTCCGATTTTGATGAATATGTCTATCCACCCAATTCATCAAAAACTAAATTCCGTCCCGAAAATGAACACTACCATAATTTTACCCAAGAGACTGCGACCTGGACGTTTCAAGGCTCGCCAAACTGGGGGCAGCGTATTACCTTCGCCGTACCTTGGCCCTGGCAGGGTGACTTCCTAAATTGGATCGCCCTACGACTCAAACCGCTTACCTGGTTACCTGGAAATACCGCAGATCGCATCGGACCTAATATCCAAAATCTAGTTCCCTTAGACGAAGCAGACTTTTTCGTTTGGGCACAAAGTCTCGGCACCATCGCAATCGCCAAAGCAGAAATGGAGGTAGACGGTGTTATTATTGAAACATTTAGCGGTGACTGGATCAATACGTGGAATAAGATGAATCATAGTGTCACTACCGCTGTAGCATATGATGATGGCATCTACAATTCATACGTTAATCCAACGGTGAATAATGTACTTGTAAGTGAAGATGGTTACATATACTGCTATTTACCTTTTTGGTTTGCAAAGCACGTTAATACCGCCTTCCCCCTTATATCATGCAGTGGTCCTAATACAGTCAGGTTTCATATTACACTCCGTCCCTTCAGTGAGGTGATTCGTAAAATCGGCGCACCGCTCAACTGTGGAGAAACACCGCTAGGCACAAGCTTTCAGGTCCGTGATTATACTTATCCCTTTCGTAAGTTTGAGACAATTACAGTCAACTATGCTCAACCTGGATTTCAAACAGCGGATTTAGTATGTGGTATTTCCCATATAGACGGCGAACTGCGCGAGGCGTATATGCACGATACACACGAAATTTTGATGGAACAGGTCGTGGAAACACAGTTCTCCGAGCCGATAAAATACGTCACAAATACGTCCATCGGTAATACGATTAAGATTCAGTTGCCAATTACGACGGCGAACGGACCGATTCGCCAGTTAATTTTCTTCTTACGTCGCAATGCTACTGTTCGGCAGTATAATAATTGGAATAATTATTCGGCACTGCTGGAGAATGAGTATGACCCTGTTTGGAATCCTTATCGTCCTCTGCTGGTTCACGCCCAACTGATGGTCGGTACGGCTATATGGGCGGACCAACCCGAGCGCTGGTGGCGGGCAACCGGCAATGTAGTACTACCTGGTGGTATACGCGGCTACGGTAATTACATTTATGCTTATAATTTCGCCGAGAAGCCGGCAGAGTTTGATCCCAGCGGCACCCTCAATCCTGACCGCGTTGATATGAAGTTGAGCCTGGTTGTAGCACCACCTGGCGGCTCGGCGGATGCGGAATGGACGGTTTCGCTATTTGTAGTCGGCACCAACTGGATACGCTTCCAGAACGGGCTGTCTAACTTATTGTTTATGGACTGATATGGGGATTTAAGGATAACACTCGTGTATCTTCTTGAAGCCTTTTTAGCATAGTGGTATTGCACCTGTCTTGTATCTTTCAGATAACGTAAACAGGAGGTCCGCGGTTCGATTCCGCGAGGAGGCATTCGGATATCATACCATTGTATGGTTTGATATTTGATTTTAATAATTATAGGATAAGTTTCAATATCTTCTCCGCCTCATCATATTCATCATAACTATCTTTATGTGTATTAGAAATATCACTGTATCCTGCATACTGCTTTGCTATGAATGGAACAGTTATCCATAAACGCATTGTTTTACGGTACAATGAATCACATTGCTCTTCTGGCTCTCCTGGCTCAATATCCATAATATCTAAGACACGGTCATACGTATCGCTATGGATTAAACAAAAATGCGCACCGAATCCTCTTGCAATATATATAGTTTGCTCTTCATTTACTAAACCGCATCCCGTTACACCAGTAAGACCGCCCATAAAAAAGTCCCAATGTTGCCGTGTACCCCATAAGAACAGTAAAAGTTTCGTAAAACGCTGTTTTGCCTCAGGTGTTAGCATACAATCATCTTCTAGATAGAGTACCCAAGGATAATTACGCTCTTTCGCGATTTTAACACATTTTAAATGAGATAAGTAACAACCCTTCCATCCAGTAGTGTGCTTTACGGCGGACACTCGTTCAAGTTTCACCGGCCAGTCCTGAAAATCCTTTTGTATTTGTTCCCATTTGTCCGTACGATTGTCAAGATTAATGACGAGTATCGGAGGAAACTCCATTTATATGGAAATGATGTTTGTTCTTTATATGAGATGATTTCTTATGTATAAAATGATGATATATAAAGAACATTAGACTTGCAACATGAAGAACGATAAGTAGCATAATCGGCCACTTCGGCATATTCTCTATATTATATTCATAAATTGAAGTAAGAACCAATGGATGATAGTCAAGAAGATATCAAAGAAGAGGTGAAAAAAGATAGTAAAGCAAAACGGATACTACGAGAAATCCGTGACGGATTAGTAGCAGTTATTATTGCGCTTACCCGTGTTGTGTTTTTCTGGCTGCCCGGTGGTGATACAGCACACGGACAAGCCCTCATGGCACTCCATCCGATGATTATCGGCTCCGTTATTTCGCTCTTTTTCATATTACCACCCCATCATCCTGGGCGCTTAGTGATCTTAGCGGTTGCTTTAGTTGTGATGGCAACGCAGTGGCTATTTGGCTGCGTCATCACCCGCGCCGAACAAAAACTCACTGGAAACACCGAAACCATCGTAGATCCGTTTCTAGGACTCGCAAATATCGCCGTGAACCGTGATACCCGTCAAGCCGCAACTCTCGCTGTCGGCACGGCTATTGCTGTTGTAATGGTACTTGTTGTAGCGTGTGATACGTTTTTACGGTGACCTAAAAAATTGATTAAACGACATTGACTAGTTTGGAATCACCAAATGGTTAAATTCAATGAAGAGGTCTTGCGTAAGCCCGAGATGATTAAGGAGGATATTAAGAGTCTTCGTACTCTCCATCCTAAGTTTGCCAATATCGCAGATATTGCTGAGATATGTCTTAAATCTAAATCTGCTAATGAGTACCTTGAACAAATCGGCGCTGAAGCCATCGGTGCTGTTCATAGCAAAGAAAAACATAAAGGTGATGGTAAACTTGACGGATTTGATATTGAGGTGAAGCCCAAAAAGCAATCACCTGGAGTCGCAATGATTGGTTGTATAAACGATGATACCGCTATGATACTACTCAAATCACATAAGACAAACTCGTATATTGTATTTCTAAATGCACCTAAGGACGCTAGCCGTATTAACTACGCAATCTGTGTTCCTTACAAATACTTTGAGGCTGGGCGGTATGAGAAGATTGTCCAACGCCTCAAGCTCAATACCGATAACTGGAAGTGGGGCGAGACCCTTCCTACAGATCCTGTTCAGCGCCTGAAGTGCCTAGAAGAGCTCGTGAAAATGCATCAGAAGGAGACGTATGTACGCAGTAGTAATCTAACACTAGATGTAATAAAGGATATTCCAAAGGAGGAGGTTCTTTTCTGGAAGCACCCTGATCTGGAGAAGAAAAAGCTTCATAAGATTCTACAGACATTTTGCTAGAACAACCGCTTGAAGCAGAATGTCTCCTCCTCCGATAGCCGCGTTTCCTTTTTTACCTTTACAATACTTTTCGTGCCGTCTTTGCCAATTAATTCCTCCTCCACTTCTTGAATGCGGCTGACACCAGGACGCGCCGACCCCGTCATCGCCACCGTCTTTACCAGCCGCCACCCAGCAATCTCGTGTATCTTTTTGACCGTGTCAGCCAGCGGATACGCCTTATTTGTCCTAAAATTCTTGACACTCCAACAACTCGTGCCAGTTGGTTTGAGAGCGGCAAGGCAACCTAGAATAGTCGGTCTAAGCCATTTTGTTACCCAATCGTCCCAAGTTGGATACTTCGTTGTTGATTGCTCACCGGCGGTGTAAATCTCCAAGTTGAAGTATGGCGGGCTGGTGAGTACCATATCAAATTTCGGCATTCCCTGGATTTCTAACAATGAGTCCTCAATGGTTTGGGGCAGCAAATGTACGCGGTCGGTGTCGGCGTACATAACGGGGTCGGTAACAATAGCATCAAGTGCTGCAAAGGTAGTCGGATCCGGCTCACAGCCCACATAATACGTATCAGTGTCGGCGGCAAGGGTGCCCAACATCCGCCCGCCCCAACCGATACACGGATCTAGCACCAGTTTGGCGTCAAAGTACTGGACAATCGCCTTTGTCGTCGCGGCGCCGTACTTCGTAACATTTCCCAGTCCGCCCATCATTGTGAGCATACGGCGCAGTTCGCTCACATACGGCGTAGAATGCATTTTTACATTTTGTAAAAGCGCCTTCTCCATTGCTGCAAGGGTAATAAGGCTGCGCACGTTGACGCCCTTATAATTCTTGACGTCCCAAAAGTGGCGCATATGATGGTCCAAAATCTTATGCCCTGGTTTTGAGCGTGAATCCAGCGGCAAAATCTCGCCTGCGGCACTCAGCACCTTCTTATTTTTGAGAGATATCCAATCTACTCGCCGCTCCTGCTCCGTATAACTCGTCGTTAGAATACTATCAGGATCCGCTACAATAGCAGCGGCAATGGCTTTAATATCCGCGTGGAGTTGGGGCTGGAGATCCTCCGTTAATTCGTCCGCCGGCACGCTCTCCTTACTATTATGGTGCTTGGCGTTCGTAGAACGATTGCGGAGTGCGTATTGAACGTTGAGGATTTCTTGGAGGGGCGGGGGCGGGGGCGGGGGCATCTTTATCGAGAGCTCTCGATAAATGCTGCCGGGCTCAATTTTTAGCGGGGCGCGGGGTGCGGAGCGCGGAGCGCGGCGGGTCTAAATACTTCGTAATTGGATGGACATATATAGATGTCCAACGGTAATGAAGAGATTGTAGAATTTGTAGCGCAGCTGTTGGCAAAGCCGCCTGGACCATCTAACAGTATCCAGTTTGAGATTGATACCGATGGGGATGTTCACGCGCTCTTTGAAGTACTTTTAATTACGATGACTGAGATTCTTAAGACCTGGTATCCGCCACCTATCACTATCGCTCTCATTTCCGACGAAGATGTTGCGCGTATTAAGGCGTACTTCGCATCATTTAGCCTTCAGTTCCATTTCAATGTTGAAGACTTAGTGGGGGGACTTCGTATTAATAATAAGGAGTACCTTCAAAAGTCTAAACTTGAGGATATGCGTTTCCGTGTAGCCGCTGGTGAAAAAATCTACACCGTTCGCTTTTCCAGCCTCGCTAGCAGGTAATGGATACACATAACCATAACTAAGACAATCGCAATTTTAATAAATAGATTTGCGGCTAACTTCACGAATACCAGGCATAATAGAATGGCTAGTATTGCTGAAATAACTAAAATCTGCTGTGTCTGCGTTGGATTCGTCATAACCGATTCAGTCCACAGAGGCGCAAAGGGCTCCGTTGTTTTTACACCCTGTGGTAACCGCTGCGGCTTACTATCATAATATGCATCGGTACTCGCCTGATTCTGTGTTTGGAGTAGGTTCTTTATAATATTACTAGGGTGAGAAGGGTCAGTCTCGTTGACACCATCTCCAACTGGCAGGCGCGGATCTACGTGATACGTTAAATCTGCGTTTGCGGCTGTCGCCATTCCTTACTTATGTCTACGACTTAGTTTCTTAGCCTTGCGATTATTGCGACGTGTTTTGCGGCGAGCTCCACCATTAAAGGGCGCCGGCATCTCCGCACTATAGTGCTCATTACTTAGCGGTACCGATACATATGGCGAAAAGCTCGCGCCCGTATTATCATTCGGTCGCTGTTGAAAGAAAACATCGGGATTCCCTGCGACCTTCGTTGCCTCTGCCATCTCGCCATACTGCGTCGCAGGAAACGGCTTGGACGCCCAATCTCCTGTAGACTGGGGACCTGTATACAGTCCACCATTTGCCAAAGGCGGCGGTATCTGTGTATTCTGCGACCATACTAACGCACCCGGATAATTCGCCCACGATCCCCACGTCGTCGTAGGCAATATACCGGTAAGCGAACCCTCTTGACCCGGTAAAAGTTTGCCGGTCACCGGATCCGTGCCAACAATGTTTGTTGCACCGCCCCAATACCGCGGCGCGCGCTTAGGTAACCGACGGTTATTCTTGCTCTTACGACGACGCGTATATGCTAGCGACATCTTATAAAGGGGAGCGTTTATTATTCCAAAAAAGAATAAGAAGGACAGGAGATAGATGTCCACTAAGTCGGCTCGGGTTCGCGAAATGATTCTAGATATTGAAGACGCTATGAAGACCAAAACTCCCGCACAGATTGGGGCTGAATTCGCAGACTACCAAAAGGAGTTTCCCAGTATATTCGCGATGCTGTTAAAAAAGGACTATCGTCGGGACATACTTGCCATGATGGTAGACCAGTTAGATAAGATGGAACGTGGCGATATTTCCCAACACAATGCATCCGTCAATGTAGGCACGATCCTTGTAGATCGTATTGTAAAGCCTCAACTCAACGGCGCTAAAGATAAGCCTAAGCAGTAAATGCATTTGTCTGTTTTACACTCTTAAGCCGCATAAACGGATTTACAACCGGTGCCGTATGTACAGTTGTTGATTCTCCCATACGAAAGTTATCAAACACAAGTGCATTTGTAACCGTACTCCTATTCGTCCAATTTGCATAGGAATACGGAACATTATGAGGTGGCGGATTGAGAATATTGAGCAAATCCTGCGTCTCCTTCGCAACATTCTTATCCATCTCATTCACCCATGTCATCGTAATCTCTTCATCGTGATGCTTACACCAGTCTATAGACCGATTTACATTTTCGCGAACTAGTTTTTCAATCACCATCGGATCCGTCGTTTTGATGAGGTCAAGCGTCTGCCGAATCACAATGATTTCTAGCTGTTCAATCTCTACTTGAAGCTGTTGAATGAGATCCATTGTCGGCTTCCACGACTCGCACTGTACAGGATGCGCAAGAATAGGAAAGAGAAACTGCTGCTTTGCCTGATACGCATCCAGTAGATTGATAATATCCGATGAGGGTCCCAAGTACCCTTTTCCGATAAAGTACCGCTCCGCATTGCCTGAGCGTGATGTATGCGGCTTGGAAATGCCCCACGAACGGAATGCACGGCTCAGCAGCCACAAGAGATCCAGCGTCGGCTGCTCCGTCGTATCAAAGCACTTGATAATCATAAAGCCGCCCTTGCCCAGCACCTTGAGTCCAATGAGTGCCTCCGCCAACAGAAGTGGAAAGATGGAATCCTCCTGCGCATTGTAGTCGCTGCTGAAGTCAAAGCCGCCATCCGCGGTATAAATATGGGCACCATTTGGATTTCGCAGATTTGTCCACTTTACAAAGTGGTCCTGGTTCGCCTTAATAAGAATATTGCCCGTACTATCCTCACCGTCATGAATCGTAATCTGCGGCCAATACGCTAGAAACTTCGCCGCCTTACGCCATCCAGGTACATTCTTTGCCTCAGACCGTAGTGTAATTGCGTTGGTACCAACATATCCCCAATCCTCAAGATGTATCATATTCTTCGTCGCCATCGTAAGACACGCCTCAATGAATCCACCTGGTCCCTCCGCTGCGTGTACCGTCCTCAAACCAATACCTACGTTCCGCTTTACCAGTGGAGCAAGTTCGTTTGTTAAGTCCAGGCGCTTCCACATCTCAATCATCTTGAAATAGGAGCGTGAAAGCGGCTGTCGGGTTGCTACCGATCGGGATGACCGACGGTTCCAAGAGAGGAAGATATACTCGTAAGGGTTGGTTACCTTCTTATAATCGTCCCACTTGCCCTCCTGATAGAAGAGATTGATCTCGTTTTTCGCCTGTTGAAGGGCGCGATTCTCTAAAGCACAAACATAGACTTGTTTGGGTGGTTGTAAATCCGTATTAGGTCTTAGTGGGATTGATGATGGTCCGCCGGTTCCCCATACCTCTAACACCTTGTATTCCATATTATTACTTCCGTGATTTATTTAGCATTTTAAAATATAGCTCCGTCATTTTTTGTGAAAACCCCCCACGGATATATTTGTATGCATTTTCCTCTTTTGGAGACCACCAACGTATATTATCCTTTTCTAATACATCGGGTGGCAGCAAATGACGCCAATCCTTATTATCTACTAATTCCTGTGTGCGTCTCTGGGCTTCTAACATTGTTGTCGGTGTGATAGTAGCACGCCAGAACTGATACATAAACATTGCGTTCGGCACATTTGATTCTGTCCAATCTTGTGAATAGCCTGTATCCAACGGTGTAAGATCTATAAGTTCGCTCGGCATAATCTTCGCCTCCTCCATCGTCTCACGCAGAACTCCGCGGCGCATACACGATAGAATTTGTTTATAGGGCATTATAGTACCGTTTCGTGTTGCGCTAAGTTCGTCCCACTCAAACTGCCCCTTCGGCGGCTCCCACCGATGGTCCGACATTCCCCACTCGTGTACAATCACAATCTGACTGGGATTCTCGGCATTATGAATAAAAACAATATTACGCAAAAAGACGGGTTTACTATTTATTACCATATATGCGTAACGTTTTCCTCGTGGGAATAATTTGTACCCAACCTCCATCTACTGGGTATTTGGATTATTCGTAGATGGCAATATCGTCGCCCTCCTCCTCCTCCTCGTTGACCGTTTCCATTCCTACCGCAGCGTGCTGGTGCATCGTGGGAAGGCTGACTGGAATACGGAGATTCGTCGTAGAGCACTCGCCATTATCGTCGGCACCATAGAGTGCATCGTGAATCTCATCCGTCGTGTACGGTGCTAGGCTATCATACTCTACTGGATGCTGTTCGGGGGTGTCCTCTGCAAATTTAATAGCCGTCTCTTCGTCAAAGAGCATCTCTGAGAACGCTGTTCCCGCCTTAATCGGCGCACCTAGCATCACCTTAGCGCTCACGCCCAGTACAGGGTCCCGCTCACCAAAGATGGCGGCGCGGAGTGCAATATCCTCCGTCTGCTCAAACGACATCTTCGCCAGCGGTCCAATATCGTTCTTATTGATACCGTAGCGGTCAATGCTCATCGTGCGACCCTTGTGGCACATCTTATCCAGCAATATGCAGACGTGGCGGTAATTGACCGAGCTGCCGGATTCGGCAAACAGCGTTGTAATCTCCTTGTACAGCGTGGCGCGCGTCGCCTCAATGCCCAGATTCGCAAACATATCGTGAACATTGCTGGAAATGATCTTTGAGGGGTCCACATCAGGATGCGTCATCACATCCAGGAAATTGGAGCCATCGCTAATCAGTACATACTGCTCTGCCGGTACATACTTGCCATCCTTGAGCTCCACCGTATCGGCAATCTTCTGGTAATTCACCGAACGGAGACCAGGAATGCCACGAATCGCCGTACACGAGAGAACCTTATTCTGGAGCGCCTTGAGCGAATTGAGGTCGTCGCTCGCCGTATCTGTCTTGACAAGGCGAATGCGGAAGACAAGACGCGTGGCATTGTAATCCGTGTAAATGCTTGTAATATCGCTGCTGAACTTCGTCTTGAGAATGAGCGCAATGTCGTCCATTGTAATATTCTTATTGAACATCTGCTCGCGATCCAGCTCAAACCGCAGAATCCACGGCGACTTCGGCTCTTCCTGAACTGGAGCGGCTTCCTCCGTTACCGGCGTTGAGCTGAGCGGATCCTGCACCACACCCTCCGCAGCGGCAGCAGTGGTCGTCGCCTTCTCGTAAGCCGCCAGATACGCTAGCCAATCCGCGTCATCTGTAATAAGCGTCTCATTATCGCGGGGGTCGTAGTAAATACGTGCAACCGTTACAATATCCTGGAGCAGCGTGAACTCCAGCTCCTTTGATACACGACGCGCCTCCTCCTTCTTATCACGAAGGTCTCTACGCAGCGGAATGTTCAACTCAATCGCCTTCGGATTGCGGGTCGCCTTGAGCAACTCCTTGAGACGCGGTACACCTCGCGTCATATTTGACTTAGCGGCTACACCAGCCAAATGGAACGTATCTTTTTGGCATAGTTGATTGAGTACTGTAAAGTTGCGAGTTGTTTCAACCGTTACATCATACACCTTGCCGCCCTTGGGGGACACTGAGGTGATAGATTTTACCTTATCCATAACAACATCATTAAACGTCTTATACTTACATACTGTGTGGTCAGTTTCAAGGATTTTATCAAGACGCTCCTGTTTTGCGGTTAGCGTAAGTGAAATCGTCTTGGCAAAGACAGCCGCATACATCTGTGGAATACGTAGTTGATATTGCTGCGACACCGACTTAAACTTGCCGATATTTGGCATATACGATGACATAGTAGTAAAGATTCCATAGCGGGCGAGTAATGTACCAAGACGAGTAATAAGTGCCTGAGAGACCGAGGAACACGCAATGCTTCCATCTAGTGCGACCGATCCGTCACCGCTAAAGTATCCGTCCAGTAGAGCGACAACAAACTCGTTAGGTGCCTGAAAGACCCAGTCAGGTAGAGTCTTTTCATAACTGATATGTCCAAACGCCTTCTGCATGACTTCCGTAAGAAGTGTAGAATGGATAATAAGACTTGTCGTATGTCCCTTGATTCCCGTATTCTCAATTACTTTATCTACTGAAGTCGTATGATTTCCAATACACCATCCTTCCATGAGTTTGCGGCAAGGTGTTAGAAACTTATCATCATTATTCGTAATCTGAATCTGCGTTCCACTTGTAGATCCTTCTGATAAATAAGCACCAACAAAGAAGCCAAATTCCTTAGTAAGCGGAATGCTATCAGGAATCTGTGATGAGCATGAGCGAGTAGATTTAGGATATACATATCCTGGCATAAACATATCAGCCCGTGTATTATGTCCATTCGCAAACGCATCACGGAATGAATCACTACGGCTGTAAGGAACCGTAAAGTCTTTGCCATTTGCGTCTGAAAACCAGTGACGCTGACCGGCTTCGTCCGCTTTATTCATTGCATTTAGCGCTTTCTTTGCCTCCGTTCCAAATAGATACATCTTTGCCGAAAGTAGAGTACGAAGGTCAAGAGTTTGTACAAGACCTAGTTGATGAATTGCCATAGTATTTGCAATAGGCAATACATCGCCTACCTTTAGATCAGAACCATTCATATCTACAATCTTGCCATCACGAAGAGTTAGGAATGACTTGCCCTTCGTTGCTTTGACTGTACGTCCGCTTTCCGTTGTCACCTCAAGAATTGTATCTGTTCCATCCTCATTGACTACAGGGTGCTTTGTAATTGCTTCTAGCTTCGTCCAAACCATCTTGCCGTTCTCATCACAAGAAACAGCCGACCAATCATGTCCATCATCTAGAGCAACATAGACCTGATCATTTGGCAGATGTTGAATCCTGTCCTCCTTACAAGATGCAATGTAGTTATCAATGAACTCGCCAATCTTGGGAGTTTGGATTTTACCGTCTTTCGCAATAATGATTTCTGTATCCCAGTCAACAGAGTTGAGCGTCATCTGCGTCGCCGGCTCACCAATAGACTGCGCCGCAATGACACCGACAGGCTGTCCAGGCTCCACCCACGACTTCCAGTGCTTGAGGACAATCTCTTCAGAAAGAGCGTCCAGTGCCGGCTGCGTATAACCGATGCTGGTAAGGCGGGACGGGGCGAGATGGTAGCGCACCAGCGCCGCCCAAATCTTATTGTTTGCGTGCGTCTTCGCTAGAATCTTTGCCTGGGCTGACAACACAGCCGTAGGTGTGGCTGGGTTTGCCGTATTCGCTGGATCCAGATTAAACTGCGACTTGATAGCGTAAATGAGACGCTCCAGGTGAACAGGAGAACGGACGTTCTTCTGCGGCTTTGATCCAAACACCTTCTCCACGATGATACGGCGGTCCTCAATCATCGCATCCTGGTATGCCTTTTCGCCAGGGGCACCTGGCGCCGCCGCGTACGCAATGATATCGCTGTCGCTCATAGATGAGAGCGGTAGGGGCTGATTCTCCAGCTTCGTCGCATTAATACCGTCCTCTCCATAGGATACCTGTAGCATATTGCCGTTGGTATCACGCACTGAGCCGTCGTGCTGCGTAATCAGGTCCTCTAGGGCGACGCGGATTTGACGCTGCATATAACCCGTATCAGCCGTCTTCACGGCAGTATCAATAAGACCCTCGCGACCCGACATAGCGTGGAAGAAGAACTCATCGGGCTGGAGTCCCTTAATATATGAGCTGGTGATGAAACCACGCGCCTGAGCGCTGTCGTCAAAGCGCTTGAAATGGGGCAACGTACGGTGCTGGAAGCCGTTCGGTACGCGCTTGCCCTCAATCGCCTGCTGACCTAGCGTGGCAATCATCTGTGAGACGTTTACCTCCGAGCCCTTAGAGCCCGCCTTTACCATGTTTGTCATGCGATTCATATCTGAGAGCGACTTGAGACCAATCTTACCCGCCTCACCTACAGCCTTATTGAGTGTGCTCATCACCTTATTCTCAAACTCCTCCTGATTTGAGCGTCCGCTGGAGTTCTCAAAGAGACCCGTATGTAGCTGAAGAATCTGCTCCTCAATTGTCTTCGTAAGCTTGTTGAGTGCAATACCGATTTCGTCATTGGTTGCCTGGTCGGCGATTAGGTCCGAGATACCGACCGAGAAACCGCTATTCATTAGGAAATTCGCAATCATCGCCTGAAGGCTGTCAAGGAAGTCCACCGTAATATCTGGTCCGTAATCGTTGTAAATAATGTGAATGAGCTGCTTGGAGAATACCGACTTATCCAGAATACCCTGCTCAATCACACCATTGAGAATCTTAATTAGATTGGGCGACTGAGGGTTCTTCTTATCCTCATCCGTATAGCTACTATTCGGCATCTGGAGGCTTACTGGCGGTAGAAGCGCTGAAAGGAGCTGCTGACCTGACCACATCGGCTGCGGTGTCATAGTGACCGGCTCTGGCAGCTTACCCTCCCACCGCTTCGCGTGAACCAGCAGATTCATCGCCTCCTTTTTCGTGAAAAGCACGTTAGAGCGGGTAAAGCGGTTGGCACCTACCAGCGTATCCTGGACTACTGACACAATCGGTACCGACTCACGGGGTGACACGATTTGTAGCGGGACGGCGGCGATTTCACGTAGCTCCGTCGCCGTCTCCACCGACTGAGGCGCGTGTAAGTTCATCTCATCGCCGTCAAAATCGGCGTTGTACGGCGCCGTTACAAATACATTGAGACGGAACGTATTATAGGGCAGAATCTTCGCAATGTGTGCCATCATTGACATACGGTGAAGCGACGGCTGACGATTGAACAGCACCACATCACCGTCCATCAGATGGCGATTCACCACATCGCCCTCAAACAGCTCCAACGACTTAGCATTGACGTGCTTTAAAGAGATAGTGCGCCCGTCGTTGCGCTGAATCGTCTTCGCACCAGGATAGATGTCCGGTCCGTTCTGAATCAACTTGTACAGCTTACCGATGTTGAACTGCGTGACCTTTTCAGGGAACGTCAGGTTCGTTGCAATCTTGAGAGGAATTCCGAGCTCTTTGACGGAGATATTCGGGTCCGGCGTAATGACTGAACGGGCTGAATACTCCACACGCTTTCCCTGGAGATTGGAACGGATACGACCCTCCTTAGAGCCCAGACGCTGCTGAAGCGACTTGAGGAGGCGCCCTGAACGCTGTGCAGCGGGTGAGATACCAGGAATGTTATTGTCCACCAGCGTTGCTACGTGATACTGGAGTAGATTCGTCCACTCATCAATCGCACGCTTCTTCGGCTCATCCGTAATCTTCTTTTTGAGCATGTTGTTCGCCTTGATGATATCAATGAGCTTGCTCGTCAGATCATCCTCGGCACGCTGATTGTTATCCTGGGTGACCGAGGGGCGCACCTGCGGGGGAGGAATCGGTAGCACCGTGCAAACCATCCAGTCTGGTCGGCACCAGTGACGACTGAAACCCATAAATTCAACATCCTCATCGGTTACACGACGGAGAAGACGGTGAACGTACTCGGGCTCCAACAGCATTGAAAGATTCATCGCTCCGCTATCGTCAACCGTTGCGCCCTCTGGAGCCTGAACGCCTTCCGGGAGCTGTAGGTTCTTCCAATCGGCGTAAATCTTATGGACCGGCTCCTCACGATACTTATTCGGCTGACGAGAGCCGCAACCGTCCTCAATATCCTCGCCGCAACGTGTCGTACCGGAAGCCGCCTCTAGTACCATCTTCCAGCGGGACTCGCCCTTGAGCTTGAGCAGGTGCTGATGGCGCTGCTTATCAATAAGCAACTTGCCACACTTGAAGCATACACAGCGCATCACCTTCATCAGCAGCTTGAAGAACTGAGTGTAGTAGACCGGTCGTGCAAGAACAAAATGTCCAAAGTGACCTGGGCAGCTGTGATTGTTCTGACCGCACGAGCGGCACACCTTGCCATTCTCTAAAACGCCCATGCGCGGGTCAAAGAGACCGTTCAGTTTACCCTCTGCCGTAGAAGGATTCGTAATTTCGCATACGGAACGCCGTAGGATTTCTTCAGGACTAAATACCCCAAACTGAATCCCCACAATGGATTCAGTTTCAGATGAATGTGACAGAACCGGCATCTCTTCTTTTTTGTATGAGTTTCTTTTAAACGGACGGCGTCACGTCAAATTTTATGAGTTTCGGCGAATTTTTGAATGTATTTTTTTACTGTACTTTATAAGGACATGTCGGCAGATTTATCGGGGGCGGTTGTTCTTTTTGTACCAGCCGAATCGGATCCGCCTCCACCACCAGAAGAGACGCATCCTGATTATGTTGCTGCTAATAGGACAGGACCTACAGGACCTACGGGTGTTAATAATACAAATAATGGTCCGCCAGAACAAACTGGTGCTAATAGTCCGCAAGGACCAATAGGCACAGATAATCAATTGTCTTTTTTAAACCCAGGGGCGCTGTCAGAATTAGCATTTATTAAAGATTTCGGCGGAAATAATTTACCTCCGCAGGTATCAATTTCCTACGTTAAAAAATTTATGAACGAAGATTATTCGGATGCTGGTTTCAATATGTCCACCTCTATGGATATTATTGCCGTATACATAAAAGCCCAAAAAATCTTATATACCGAAGCAAAAGTCTATTGTGAACAACAACTAAATATGTTAATGTTACCGGCAATTTGTATATC